CTTTTTTAAAATTTCTCCTGAATTTAACATTGCCTTTATTATTTCAGTAGTTGTCTTCACCTTTGCGTAAATTGTGGGTGTAAAATAATGCCTTATTTTACCTACTGCCATTTTTCCCTCTTTTTTAATCATCTTCTCCAAATAAAGCATTATTTTCTGATATTAAAATATAATAATGCCCGTTTCCCATACCTCTATATTCTGCTGAAAGCCAAGCCCTGTAAATTCCGTCTTCACATAATCTCCCTCTAACAGAATAGTCATAATTCCCTTCGTGATAAAAATCAAACTCCTCTTTTTTCTCAATACATTCTTTAATTTTTGATATTATTTCGTCTTTAAATCCGCAAGTTTTTAAAGTTAAAGTTTTGTAATCTTCAATTTTTGGTATGTTATATAATCCTGATTTTTTCCACGCCTCATATTCAGATGTTATGGTATTGTCTTTTAAAAAATTATTTATATTCTCTTCTGTAAACTCATTTAATTCTTTTCTTAGATTCTCCCATAAGTTTGGGTGGCAATACTTATTAAAATAATTTCTGTATTTTAATACTTTCTCAATATAAACTTCTGCGGGTTTTTTCTTTATGGGAATAAGAAAATACTCTATTTCTTTACCATTAAATATAACCTGTCCATTAAAGCGGTATATTCTATATCCATAACTTCTCCGTCCAGAAGCATATATAAATAAAGTGTCCTTATCTTCTCTTTTAAATCTATATCTACTTTCTTTGCTTTCTCCTTTAAACTTAATAAATCCGTTAATTTTTTCCAAAGAAGATAAATCATCAAAACTTACTTTTTCATATCCTTTTTTCATTTTTCCCCCTTTTTTTCCTCAATTAAAGAATATAATTTATCACTCTCCATATTAACAAACTTCTTTTCTGCTTGCTTTAAACTTCCTGAAAATAATAAAACTTTTTCTCCACTAAAAGAAAGAGAATAGACCTTTATATTCCATTTTCCCTCATTATTTTTTTTGGGAGAAATGATATAAAAAAATTCCTCGTCCCCGTGTAATGTATCTGGTGTCTCAATCCCATATCCTAAAATCTCTATATCTCTACCTTCTACCTGTCTTTTTCTGAAATAGATATAGTTTGCTCCCAGGTATGAAGCGTCAAACCTTTTTCCCCATTCCTTGTTATTATCAAGCCATTTTTTAAACTCTACTAAATTTTTAATAACTCCTGCCGTTGAATGCGGGTATCCGTCCCAGTGTTGATATAATTGTGCTTTATATTCTCCATCTTTAAACTGAAACTGAATTTGACATCTTGTTGCCATTTTTCTCACCTCCTTTTTTATTTTTTTATTCATCCTCGTGAATTAAGCCCTGTATTATTTCCCCTGCTTCAACCTCGTTAATATCGTAAACTGCAACCATATCCTTGATTGTCTCACTCATTAAAGTGTAGTCCTGCATATTGCTTAAACAAAAATGTGAATACCCAAAATACTTATCTTTACCTTCTTTGATATTTTTTATAATTTCTTTAATTTTCCCCATTTTTCTTACCTCCTTTTTTTCTTCCTTTATCTTTTATTTTTCTCTTTATCTTTCTTTGATTTTTTATATCATTCTCAATCATTTTTCTCCACGCTCCAATTATTTCTTTCCAGGTTATCTGTTTTAATTTTTTTCTTATCATTTTTCCTCCTTTTTTATTTTTCTGAATATATTATATCATAAAATTTATAATTTGTCAAGTTTATTTATATATTAATTTTTATAATAAAAATAATAATAAATATCAATCTTTAAAAATCATTCTCTTATATTATATATAGATATAATAACTATATATACTAATTATATAAATTTATGAATTTATGAAGTTATGAATTAAATAAAAAATAATAAATAAAAATAATAAGATAAATTTATAAAATCATTTTTGAAAATTCTGATAAGAAAGCCCTTATAAATTCTCTCTCATTTCTAACATATATTAAATATCTCCCGAATAAATTTTTTACTTTTTCTTCTGTTTCCCCTTTTTCATTTACAATAAAAATCACATATTGAAAATCTACTGAAGTTTTTTTTATCTTTTTCAATATTTCTTTACTTTCTTTTGCGTCTTCTTCATCTAACATCATATCTGAAAGCACTATCAAAATATTTTTTGCATTCCTAAATTTCTCTATCTCTTCAAAATAGACCTTCAATCCATCTGCAAAATAAGTGTTTCCTCCTGCTCTTATTTCCTCTAAAATCTTTTCTGTATTCACTTTTCTTGATGTTGCTCTCTGTATTAAATATCCAATATCCTCAAAACCCACTACACAAGTATATAGATTTATTGTAGTTTTTTTTATTTCATTTGTTGCATCTAAAAAAGCCCTTAAAATATCTCTTACAAACTTTATCTTTAATATATTTGAACCCTCCAAAGTTTCAGCCATACTTCCTGACATATCTATCATAAATGTAAAGATTGTGTTTTTGTATTTCTTTTTCTTCTCGCTTTTAAAAATCTCAGTCGGCTTTGTATATATCTTTGCTAATTTTCTTGTGTCTATTTTTCTTCTTTCTTTTGTAGGTATATATGCTTTCTTTAATATCTTTAAAAATACATCTTTATCTATTTTAATTTCTCTTGTTTCCAATTCCTCAAAGATTTCTTTTAAAACTTTGTTAATATCATCTAAAACTGGGTCTTTGCCAGGAGAAAAAAAGGGTTTTTTTTCTCCTTTTTCAATCTCTTCATCTACCTGCTTATATTTCCTTTGTTCTTCCCCTTCTTTTCCTTCCTCTTTTTTGCTTTTTTCTTTCCCCTTACCAACGCCCTCACCTACACCACCAAAGAGTGTAGTATATCCGTTTGTTAGACCAATTAACATTATGAACCTCCTATATTTATAATATTTTTCATCGTATCAACTTTATTCTTAAACCTTTCTACTGCTTTTACATAATCCTTTTTTCCAATAAATACATCTGCTACATATCTCATATTCTTTATAAGTTTTTTAGCAATTTCATCAACGTTTTTGCCTATCCTACAAAAGAGTGTGCTTTCTACTGCCATATCTGTTATTTTTGCTTCTAATTCTTTGTGTTCTATTTTCTCTATATACTTATTTAATTTCTCTATATAAAAATCTGATACTTCTTTTTTCTGGTTATATAGTTTATACCACTGCTTTTTATTGTATTTCTGAATAATGTCCAATACTATGCAAGCAATAATATATTTTATCATCATAAATGAACGTGTATTCAACTTTTTTATGCTTTCCTCTTCTCTCGGTGGTAGAGAAAAAAAGTTGCTTCCAATTGCATAAATAAATTTATTAACTTCACTGCTTCTTGCTCTTGTTAATGCGTCTATTGCTTTACTCGGTAAAGCCATTATAAAAGAAGCCCTGGCCAGTTTCCACGCTACTCTAAATAAAAAATTTAATTTATATTTCACATCACTATAATAATATATATATGGGTCAATCAAATCTCCATACTCCCAATCTTTATCTGCTTCTATCTCACCTGTATATACATCTTCTACTGAAAGTAAAATACCACTAGGGAAAAACTCTTTTTTAAATGCTTCTGTTATTTCTGGAAAACTTCTAAACCTTGTCATTCTTGCTTGTAATATCTCTGAAACTATAAACACATCTTCCATAGTGAAGAAAAGAGGTTCGGTTGTTTTATCAAGTGCAATCTTTTCAGGAATAGCCACTGCTAAAAATTCAAAAAGTTGTGGGTTAAATAATAATTCAATCATCTTTCTTATACATTTATTATAAAAATCAGTTGTTGTATATTCAAAAAAGAATAAATCAGAACGGGTATCATAACTTTTTATCTTATTATGTATTTCAGAGAAAAAATCTATCAATTCTTCAAAATCCTTCTTTGTAAAAAATCCTAATCTATCAAGTTCTTTATTATATAACAATTCAAAATTTTTAAAATAATTTTTAAAATGTGGTTCATCTTTCTTTGCATATACTATGAGTAATTTTAATTGAGTAAGTAAACTATCTAAAACAATAAATAAATATCTTACCAAATCGTCTTTTCTCATATTGACTGTATCTTCTATATTTAAACCTTTTAATAAATCTTCTTGTTGGGCTATTTTCTTTTTGTAGGAAGGGAATGTTTTTCTGCTTAATAGATAATAAAACCACTCTATATATTTGTGCAGTTTAAAAGCAATAGCGTCAACTTTTATGTCTTCAATTATATTACATATAGAATGTTGAAACTCTGGAAGGTTGTAATCAAAAAAACTTGTTATATTATCAAAAACTCTTTTATAAGTGAGTATATCAAAATTAAGTTTTTCATTATGCTTTTTTTCCCATCTTTCAATGAAGTATTTTAAATGTGGAATTAAGTGCTTCCTTATATCTATGTCTAATAGTAGTTCCGTTGTTGTATCTGAAACTATCTTTGCACACTCCTCAGGGAGTTTCTCTGAATATTTTATATGAGAACCCTCGTGGAGAAGTAAAGTAACTATTATATAAGAAAATTCACTTGGTAAGTTTTCAGGAATAAAAATTGTTTTTTTCTCTATGTCAGCAGAAGCAGTATGACTTTTAACAGGTTTTACAATTACATCTTTTAAATCCGCTATGTATTTCAAAAATGGCTCAAACATTTTTAGATGACTACTCCAAGTTGTTCCGACACAATTGCTCTTAATTCGTTGTATTCGTCTTCCTCGCAACTCTGTTTTGCTTTATTCAAAAAAGCGGTCTCTATAGCAAGGGATTTTGCCTTAACTTCATTTGTTTCTATTCCCTGCTTTTTCTCTTCTTCTGTAAGTTCTACTTTTTCTTTGTATTCTTTATACAATGTAATATATTGCTGTATCTCTCTTATTGAAAAGACAGTTTCTACTTGATGTTCAATTAAGTAGTTATTAACTTTTTCATAACAGGAAAGTATATCTTTATCTGCCTCTGGAATTATCTGTTTTATTTCTTCTTTTGTGAATGGCTCAATTTCAAAGACCACTACTCTTGATAACAACGCTATATTTAATGGTTTAGTTCCTAAATAAGAAGATGGGTTTGAAGCAAGTATAAATTTTGTTTCTGGATTTGCATTTATTGGGGGGAAATTTGGAGCGTCTTTAATAAATACCCTCCTATTATTTAGTAATTCGTGTAAAAAAAATAATTCCTCTGGTTCTAACGAATTTACCTCATCAAAAAGAATAACACTTGGTATCACAATAAATTTTGCCAGTAATCCAAAGTTGAATTTAAGCAGTTCTCCCTGTTCTCCTTTTGCTTTTTCTTCTGTTACGATTGTCCATACTCCAAGTAGGTCTCTTAATCCACCCATATCACAATTTATAACAAGAAGAGGTTTGTTATATTTTTTAGCATACCAGGAAGCAAATGTCGTTTTCCCTGTTCCAGCCACTCCTACAAGATATGTTGAAAAGCCAGAATTTAATGCTACTTCTATTTCTTTATATCCTTCTCTTTCAAAAAAATCTCCTTCTGGTATAAATTCACTAAAATTTTCTTCTGCATACCCACCTAATATCTGCTCCCTTATATCTATTCCTGCTACTTCACCACCAGCAGTTTCTTTTGTCAACAAATCTTCATAAATCATACTTTTTACTTCATCTGGCAATTTTAATGGCAATTTTGGTATTGTCTTATATCCATACTTTGATAGAATACTTTTTAGTTTATCTATAAGTTCCCCTACTGATGAATATCCAGATACTTCAAGAAGGGTCTTTAAATCCTTTGATGTCTCTGCTAACTGTATCAGTTCAAAATCGCTTGCTTTTTTCATTTTGTCCTCCCATTTAAACTGCCTTCAGATGTTTTTTGAAGTATACTTCAGGGAATTTTAATATATTTCCTGCTTTCTTTACTTTTAAATAAAATATTCTGTTTGGAGCAGTTCCTTCAACTTTCACCAGTTCATAACTAATACCACTATCCGATACAAATTCCTGTCCTTTTTTATATTCTTCTTTCTCTTCAACTTTCCCTGCAACCTTTTTAATTTTTTCAAGTTCCCCCATTCTACTATATATTTTCTCTATCTCCTTCTCTAAATTGCTAACAACTTTATCAATATCTTTCTTAATCTCGTCTACATCTAATCCTTTTTCAATTCTCTCTTTTACATATTCATCTATGTTATTTTTTATCTTCTGGACTTCTTCATAAAGAGGTGTAAGTTTTGACATCTGTGTTGAAATCAGTTTTGTTAAATAGTCAACCTGTTCTTTCAATTTCTTCGTTGTAATTTTCCCTTCTATAGGTTCTATATGTATTTGTATTGGCTCAAAATCTTTATAATTGAAATATCCCAAATCTATTCCTTCCTTATCTGTGGTTCTTAATTTTATTTTCTGTCTTTTATAATCAATATCTACAACCTGGAATGTATCTGTTGCAAGTATCCCTTCATCTTTCATATTTCTCTTTGGCTTTACATATTGACCAACACGAAATTTCATCATATCAGGAGGAACTTCCCATACTGGCGGTGGAGTAACTTTCATACCTGCTTTTAATTTCTTTATAAGGTCTTCTTCAACATCTTTAGGTAATTGTAATGGCAGGGTAACTTTTATGTTATATGGTTTTAACATCACTTCCAATCTATCTGCTACATCGTGTATTGAACCGTATCCCGCCTGTCTGTATAGGTCAACGAAACTATCTAGTTTTTTTGCCAATTCTAACAATTCAATGTCGCTTACTGGCATATCCTCTCCTTATTTTAGGGGAATTAAGTCATCTTCCCCCTCACATTTCAACAATACATTCTTATCATCAGCAAATATCTCACACTTTTTAAACCCTTTATCTGTTTCCACCATACCAAAAGGCACTTCTTCTTTATCTCCATTTGTTATTTTGCTTACCTCTGGGTCGTTTATATCTTTGTATTCAACTATCCCTTTTTTCATCAAATCTTTTATTTTTTCTTTCACATCTTCGCAGGGTTTACACATATCTGCCCCGATTAAATATATTTTTTTCATCTTTCACCTCCGTATTTCTTTTTGTATTCCTCCACCCACTCTGGATGTTCTTTAATTAAATCTTCGGCTGTTTTCCCTCTTACATTCTCACTTATTATTTTAGCTGATTTTGGTGCGGGGTGTCCAGATATCACATCTTTCCCTTTAACATTTTTTGTTTTTGACGCACTTTCTCCTATTGCTTTTCTTATTACGAATTGTTTTAAGGTAGGTGGTTTCTTTTCCCTAAAGTATATAATCTTTTCTAATTCCATTTCTGCCCCCTTTTTTGTTTATATTTTACCACTTATATCTATAAGTATCAATAGCAAAAAAAATAGGGGAGCAATCTTTATCAGATTACTCCCCTGTTTCGGTGACCCAGATTATTCTGCTATTCCACCTCTCTTATGTTTTTCAGCAACACATCTAGCAGTTGCAGGAACTGGTTTACCTTTGTAAACCACTGTTCCTGTTCTTCCACTGCATTCTCCTGATTTAATCAAGTATCCTCTCAAATGAGCAGGAACTTTACCCTTTGGGAAGGACGCTCTTTTAACCACAACTTTACCAGGAGCAAATGGTGAAGAACTAATACTTATGTTAGGGTCAGCCATAAGTGACCTTAAATCTGCTGGCAGTTTCATCTCTTTTCACCTCCTTTCAAAATTTTTTACTTATAAATATAAGTTTTATTCCGTTTTACCTTGCTTTACTCCGAGTTGTCAAGTTTCTATTGTTCTACTTCTATTTTATTTTTTTTAAGAGGGGGGTGTCAAGGGATAAATTTTATTTGCAAATTTTTTTCTTTTCTGACTGATTTTCTACTATCAGACAGGAATTTTCTTTACCTGAAATGACATACGGTTTTCCATCTATAATAGCAGTGGGGACAACCTTAATTCCGAGTTTTTTAACCAGTTGTTTTGCTTCTTCTGATTTATCAAGTTCTAAGACCTCTATATCCAAATTATTCTCTTTTATAAATTGTTTAACCTTATTACAACCTGAACACATCTTAGCAGAGATAACTTTAATCTTTTCTTTCATATTTCCCCTTTTTCTTTCTTTTCTTTGTATTCTAACGCACACGCCCTAAATCTATCCTGTATTGCTCCTTCTTTACCCTTTATACATTCTTTCATAAAAAGATTATACTTTGATGGTTTCCTTTTCCCTCTACTTGTTGTCTTTATCTTACTCAATTCTTCACTGACAACCCTTCTGACAATATCCTCTATTGCTTCACAAGAGCAACTACCTATTTCTTCGTAGTTCATTTTTTCTCCTTTTTATTATTTTACCTCCATTCTGCGTCCTCAAATGGTTTCAGTTTGTAAACTATGTCAAAAGCAAGTTGACAAGAAATTTCTTCCATAAGTTTGTATAATTCTGATGTTTCTGGTATATTACCTTCTGAACATTGGTATAGCCAACACCTTAAAGATTTCAATGCTTGATAAATATTTGTTGGTTCTAACTTATATTTATATCCTGGTGGAATTAAATCATCTGCTCTTTCTTCATATCTATATCTAACTGCCATTACATTCAGAAAATACATTTCTTGTCCTAACTTTTCTCTTCCTTCATCTGTGGTAATATCAAATCCCATTTCTTTTAACTTATTTTTATAGTATTCACTTTTGAAGCCCAAATATAAAAAAGATACAACTTCATTTATTGTCCTATTCTCTACTATAAAAGCACTCATTCATTCCTCCCTTTTTTTGTCCTTTTTCACATTCTATTTTTCTATATAACCTCTAATAATGTTATCTTTGTTCCTGAGTAGTTTTTCAATATATCCCTTAATATATTTAGAACCTCATCTATTTTATTAGTTATTATTTTTAAAGTAACTGCAAATTCTGTGGGAATATACATACCGCCAGGTGATACAGATGTGCTACGACCACTATTATATTCAAGTTCAACCACTCCTATTTTAAATGGATATTTTTTAGTAAATGCTAAAAGTGATAAAAAAGTTCTGTTATTTTTAAGTTTAGTAAGAAAAGGATATGTAGCAAATATGTTAAAAGGAGACATTTTGATTATATATACTTTTGATACGACTTCTGAAATTCCTCTACCCATCTTGCTCATCAGTTGTATATCCATCCACTTCTTTGCACTTACTATACCTGTTGGAGTTGGAGAAAAAATAGGAACTAAATATCCCCACTTCTCCATCCAGGCAAATCCTTCTTTTTCTCCTTTTGCTTTATCTATAAACTTTAAAACTCCACCTTCTTCATATATGTTATCTTCAATCAGTTTACATAATTCATCATACGCCTGTAGTGTCTGTGGTGGTATTTTAGGTTCTTCTACAGGTGGTTTTGGTTCTTCAGGTGGCTTTGGTATAGGTGGTGGTTCATCTGGGGGGTTAGTATTTGGATTAGGTGGTGTAGGTGGAGTTATGGGTGGTTGTGTTGTTATAGCAGGAGAAGTAAGATTGCCCTTAAAAGCAAATAAAAGAATACCTACTGCTCCAAGTCCTATTATTCCCATTATTCTCTCTTGTCTTTCTTCCATTTATAACTCCCTATTATATTATACCCTATCCAACCAAAATATATCCATATCCCTGACAAGTAGGGCAAGTTGACATTGTTACTTTCGGGTGTATTCCCATAAATCCACTCTTTGTCCTTATAATATATCCTTTACCATTACAAGTTGGACAAACTACCACTATTTTAACCCCATAGGTTTCGTATGCTACTGGTGGATAATAAGGTTTCTGATACAACAAATCTGTATAAGTCGGTAAACCAGTTGCTGGGTCTATTTTTCTTGACTGTATTACATCCCATAAGATTGGTGGTGGCTCATCTGTTACTTTTCTACCTAAAATTTTCTCAAATAATGCATTATATCTCTTACTACCAACTATCACAATTTTATCTTTCTGCTCATCTGTTAAGTAAATAGGCATATCATCAAAGGTTATATCAAAAGGCATATTAGAAGCATAAAATTTATTCCTGAATATTTGTATTGTATTGTCAATATTTACCAGTTTATCATATAAACTTGTATATCCACTCAATCTACAACATTCTAAAAATTTGTTAGGTTGAAAGTTTGTTGCTATTTTAAGGTCTGGTTTTTCAGCAAGTTTTAGTAATCTTCTTAAAACAAGTAGTCCTTTATCTTTTTGTTTAAAATCTGTCATCATAAACAAATACTCTGCGTTTTGTCCTGTTATGTGTTTAAGTATTTTTAAACTTTCTTCTGGGAATGGTATAGCAAATCCACCTCTGAATTTTGGTTTAAACAACGCTTTTATAAATCCTGGAGTTGGTATAAAAAAAGTCCCTACTGCAAGAACCCAGCCCACACCTGGAATTGACGCTAATGCTCCTGTTAGCCCTTTTTCTGCTATTAAACTACCTGCTTTTGTAAATCCTAATGCTGTAAAAGTTGTTGCTACTAATTCTGTTGATGCTACTTTCCATATTCCTTCAGGTGTCATTGGTAAATGTGTTATTCCACCTGCTACACCTAACATACCACTTTGTATTATTCTATCTTTTGTTATCTCCAATAAATCTTTCTTTATAAGTAGGGTCTTTTAATATCGGGGCTTTTATGTATATGTTAAATGGGGAAGTAACTTTTGCTTTATCTATAATTTCATTCGTTTCTGTCCATATCTTTGTTCCTGTTTGTCTCCATACTTTTTTTGCTTGTTCTAACTTATTTTGTAGTGCTTGTGTAGATATGGTAGGTGTTTCTGTTTCTGTAAGTGCATATAACTTACTTCCTAACAATCCTATTCCAGCAACAACACCTAGTAAGAGTATCTTTTTTTCATCTTCTTTTTCCATTTTCACTGTCTTACTTCTGTTTTACTTCTATCGTTTTCCTATACTTTTCTGCTATAGGCTGTAATACTTTTAAAATTTTATCTATATTAGTAGTTATTATTCTAATTACAACATTTACAGTGGAGGGAAAAGGAGGAACACTTAAAGTTGTTAATAAATATATAACATTATAGGATACAGAAGGGACTTTACTTTCTCGCCAGGGATATTTTTTAGTAAAGCATAATAAATTTTTGGGAAAAGCATCCCTAATTTCATTCCTCATCAAACCCCCGCTTATCGTAGGCAGTTTTCCTATTATAAGTTCATAAACTTTTGGTATTTCATATACTACTTCTTTTCCTAATCGCCTCATCAGTTGTATATCTATCCACTTCTTTGCACTTACTAATCCACCTGCTGAAGGAGAAAATATAGGAACTAAATATCCCCATTTATCCATCCAGGCAAATGCTGTTTGTTGTCCTTTTGCTTCATCTACAAATTTAAGAAGTCCACTCTCCATAAATATATTATCTTTAATTATATTACACAACTCGTTATATGCCTGTATTGTATAATTTTCTAGTTTTCTTTGTTGTTCTTCTTTTGCTCTTTTCATCTCTTCTATCATCTGCCTACTTGCTTCCTCTGCCTTCTTTGCCAATTCTTCTGCATATTTTTTACTTAACTCTATCTGCTGTTGTCTTATTGTTGCTTCTAACTCATCTGCTTTTGCTCTTGCTTCTCTTTCCATCTGGAATAATTTAGAAGCATATTCTTGCTGTTGTTTTGCCAGTTCTTCTCCATATTTCCTCAAAACTTCTGCTTGCTCTAATCTCGCTTTTCTTGCTTGTTCTGCTAACTGATTTGCATATTCTAATGCCTGTTTATGTAATTGGTCTGTTATTTGTGCTTGCACTTCTAGTGCTTTTTTTCTTGCTTCTGCCTCTATTTTTACTTTTGCGTCTGTATATGCTTTTTGTTGTTCTGCTAATAGTTCTCTTGCTTTTGCTTCTGCTTGTTGCATAGCATTCATTGCTTCTGTTGTTTGTTGCATATATTGTTGTCTTAATTGACTTGCTTTTTCCCATAATTCTTTTTCTCTAGTAATAGTGCTTTTCATTTCCAATATACGCTGTAGTTCTTTAGTTGCTTCTGCTTCTGCTTGTTTAGTATTTGCTAATGCCTGTGAAATAAGTTTATCCTGTTCTAATTTTCTTTGGTTTTCTCTTGACTGATTTTCTGCTTCGTAGGCAGTAAGTATTTTTGCTGTTTCTGCTTTCACCTGTGCTTCTATTATTTCTAATTGTTTTTTCCTTAATTCTGCTAATGCATCTGCTTGTTGTTTCGCTTTTTCATATATCTGTGCTTCTATTTCTTTGATTTTTGCTTCTATATCTATAGATTGTTTTTCAGCCAGTTGTTTTTCTAATTCAATCTTTTCCTTTGTTAATTTATCTATCTCTGCTTTTTGTCTATCTAATTCTGCTTCTATCTGTTGTATTTCCTTCTTTCTCTGTGCTTCTATTTCTTTTGCTTTTTTATCATAATACTCTCTTAATTCTTTTATTTTTTCTTCAAGGTCATTAGGAGGAGTTATGGTTACTCCAAATAATTTCCCCTTAAACATAAATAGCCCAAGTCCTACTGCACCTAATATCCCTAACATCCTTTCTTTTTCTGTTTTTTCCATTTATACCCCCTGTTTTCTACCGTAGATATTTATCTTTACTGGCTTATACTCTTTTCTTTTAATAACTGGTGGTTTTTGCAATGTTTGTCCTATACTTGTTGCTGTTAAAATACCAGTTCCTTTACATCTTGGACAAGGAATAAATACTTTCTTAACTTGAACGGCAGGACTGTGAGCAACTGGATATTTAAGATTTACTACTACAAGACCTAATCCTTTACACTCTGGACATATATTTTTTGCTACATATTCCATTTTCTACACCCCCTTCTTACTGAGAAATAACTCCCTTAACATACGCTTTCTTTTGAAATTTTTGTAATGGTCTGCCTGTTCCTTCTTCTATTCTTGTTTCTGCTAGATAAATACCAGTAAGTAAATGTTTCCATAAAATATACTTAACTACACGATGAGGAAGTTTTCCTTGTATCTTTGAAGTTAATGTTTCTACTTGATACCCTTGCTTCCTTAAATTATATACCTCATCATTTAAGTCCCTTATTGAAGAAAACCTCCTTATTAAAGCCCATCCATCTACTATATTTGTTCTTGTCTTAACATCTGCATACTTCTTTGGTGGTTGTTTTAAAGGATAAAACCTTTTCATAAGACACCTCCCTTTTGTTCTTTATAGTTTTTCCACACTATATACCCAATAAATCCTGCTATCGCAAAAAACATTAAATCTTTTAAATTTATAAACTCTTTTACATCACCTCTCTTTTCCTTTAATTCTTTGTATTTTGATTGTAATTTATGTTCCTCTTCTTCTAACTCTTCAAGATTTGACTTTAAGTAATCTATAAGTTCATTTAACCTATGTCTCTGTTTCTCCATTAAAGTAGCAAATTTTTCCTTATCTATTTCTTTTGCCATCTTTTATCTCCCGTAATCTCTTTGACATTTCTAATAGTAGTGTTAACAATCTCATTTTTATAAGTTCACCAAGTCCTTGTGTTATCTTTATCCTGTAAACTCCCTTTACCTTCCTTATTGTTATACCTTTTTTTGATATGAGGGGTTTAACATTTTCCCATAACGCTTCTGGTATTTCCATTTCAAGTTGTATTTTTGTTGTCCTCAACTTTCCCTCCTTTTATAAGTTCAAGTTTCGGGTCTTCAGTTATATCTTTTGGTGTTATAAACGACTTCTTTTTCCATTCGGCAAGTTCAATACCGCCTTCTTTAAAAAAATTATATACAAGTTCAGAACATATATATTTATATGGACTATCAAATCTTGCCCTTTTGAGTTTAATACCAATCAATTGCAAATAATCATATCCTTTACCAACCTGTTTTAATGCCCACTCTATTGCTTTATCTAAATCAAAATTTTCTCTGTATTCTTTCTTTAATCTGTAAATATCATATATTCTATCTTCTTTTATTAAAAGTGGATTTAACTCTACTCTGTTATGCTCTCCTACTGCTTCAAATATTATCGGTATAGTTTTTATTTCTACTATTTTTACTCCACAATGACTCGCTCCACCTATATATCCACCTATGAAACAACTAAACCAATTACTTTTGTCAGGATAAAATACAAAAATATCTCCAATCATAACATACCCCTCTTAAATAATCCTGTCCCTCGTGGTGGTAAATTAGTATTTCCATAAAGAAGTTTATGAGTTGCTAATCTTTCTGCTTCTGTTTTTGGTCTTCCTCGTCTGGGAATACCACTTACTCCCATACCCATACCTGTCAGTAAATCTGATTGTCCTATGCTTGAACTTGTTACAGTTGTTGTCTCACTTTTCCTTCTTTGACTTACTAACCATAGAATTAATGCTATTGCTCCCCCTATCAATAATAAATTTTTATTTTCCATTCTGTCCTCCTTTTTTTAGAATTTCCACTCAACTACCTTAAACGCCATCCCTCCTTTGAAATCTCCACTATCAGAAGTATCCCAACCAAAATACCCACCTACATCTATCCGTATGAACTTGAAAAACTTAAATTTTTCCTCAAGTTTTTTCCTTGCTTCTTCATCTATCTTTACACATACTTTAAACCAGAAATCTCCGAGTGCCTTTTTCAGATTAAACTCTCCTGCCATTCCCACTATCTCTGGATAGATTGCATTTAGATTGAGATATTCCTTTGGAGATTGAAGGAATTGAGTGCAACTCTCAACCTTGTAATCCTTTTTTCCCATTCGTAATACAATCCCTCCTAAAGAACCTTTCCAATCATATTCTTTAAGAAAATTTACATCTGAAATTATCTCATCCCACCAGTTCTTCTCCTTTACCTTTTTTTCAGCAGAGAACACCAGTTGAGACGCCAAAATAGACACAAAAATTATAAACAAGTGTAAAACCCTTACCTTACCAAAAATCTTTTCTAATTTTCTCATCTTCTACCTCCTTTTTATGTTATTTCTTCTAATTCTTTTTTTACCTTTTCTTTTAACTTATTCTGTAATTCAGTAAAAATAGATGTTCCAAAGAATACCACTGCTCCAAACAATGCTAAATACATACCAACTTCAAGCCAATCTTTTAAACTCAACTTCTTCATTTTTTCACTTCTTTATATTTACCTTCTACTAATCCTAATAAATCGTGAGTTATTTTACTTCCTGCTGTAATTATGAAACTTGTAAAGATACTATCCCATATCTTATTTATTGGGGAAATAAGTCCTAAAACCCCACCTTTACCCCAGAAGAATAAACTTAAAAATGAAAATACCCATACAATTAAAAGAGCAGGAACTTTCTTAATTTTTGTATTCTGCCTTAAAAACTCAACTATCCTCTCCAATGCTATACTTAAAAAAAGAATTCCTTTAATCATCATACACCTCCTTTTACACATAAGTTATATTCTCAATCCACACACACATCCTTTTACTTGGAGACCACCAAGCAACTGCTATTGGGTCTGGTTTATACCAACTTCCTTTTCTTGTTGTTCTTATATATATAAGTTTGTATCCCAATTTAGCCCAATATGGTAATGCAGTATTAAGTGTGCTTTGTTTATAAAATTTTCTCCATATTTGAGCGTCTTCTGGTAAACTTGTAGGTTTTCCTCCTTCATCAACAGGTGGTAGAGCAATTATATTTACTAAATATCTTCTTATGAAGGGAAAAAGTATAATAATTGCTCCACCAACTAAAATCCATCTAACTTCCTTATATCCCAATGCTTCTGTCCCTTTTTCTGCTGTTTTTTGTGCTGTTTTCATCGCTTGTGTCCCTGCTTCAATTACTTCTCCTGTTATCATTACTTACCTCCTATTATATTTTACCTTATGGTTCAAGAGCATATTTATCACAAGTTAAATAATCTTTATATTTTCCTATAATGTTCACTATTTCATCAACAGTTGCTTCCACTGGCAGTTTTTCCATTATTTCTTTTCCTAAAGGTCTTTTCGCCAGATTTCTTATAAAAACACTAATATATGGTTTATTTTCTGATACATAATGCATCATCACAGAAAATTTTGTTTCTTTTGGACAATCAAAAAACACTTCTAATAGGTAATCATCTAAATCAATATATTCAACATTTTTTAATAATTCAGGGTATTTTTTAAATACTCTATTCAAGATAGTTTTCCAGTATTTTTCTGTAAGTTCTATTTCTTTTTTTCTGTATCTTTCATATTCTATTTCTGCTATTTTATTTTTCAATTCCTCTAATTTTTTCCTCAATTCTACAAGTTCTTTATCAGTATATAAATTTTTATAAGTTTCTACTATATCTTTACACTCAACTCCATAATCATTTTTAATAATTTCCTTTATTTTTTCACCTCTATAATACATTTTATCCCCCTTTTACACCTTCCATATTTTAAAATAATCTACCAATGCTTTGTGCAACTTTTTACATTTTATTATACACTTAAATTCATCACCCCATCTATCCCAATTTTTTACAATTACACCAGCAATTTTATATAAACTTCTTGAACTGATTTTTAACTCATATTTTTCATTTATAAACTTTAGTATTTCATATATAAGTCCAAACCAAAACTTCTTATCTGAAAGAACTTCATCTTTTATCTCTTTTAGTTCTGCTTCTATTCTCCTTTTCAGTAGTTTCAATATAATGTTTTTCATTTTAAAGACCTTAAAAACAAAATTAAAAGATAAATGGTAAATAACATACCAAAAATACTTCCATATTCTACAAAATTATCGTTTAACTTCTTTTTATTCATTGTTCCTCCAGGTATTGTGAGCATTTATAACAGCGTTTATAATTCCTTCTGCATACTCATACTGATAAGTTGTCAGAATTTCGGCGTCCGTTTCATTATTTACAAATCCACATTCAACTAAACAAGCAGGCATTATTGTATGCCTTAAAACATAAAAATTTCCTCTTTTTGTTCCTCTGTTGCCTAATATAAATATTCTCTTTAGAATATTATTTATTATATGATATGCTAAATAATTTCCTTTTTTTGAACCACGATAATAAAAAACTTCTATACCACCAAATTCTGTTGGCTTTTTTGAACTGTTGCAATGAATAGAAATAAAATAATCACATTTATTCTCATTTGCTATTTTACATCTGTCCTTTAATGAAATGTATCTATCCTCTTCTCTTGTCATAATTATTTCTATCCTGTTTTTATATTCTCTCATTAAACTTAATTTTTTAACTTTCAAAGCAATAGCAAGAGTTATTTGTTTCTCCACTAAAATTCCAACTGCTCCACTGTCTCTACCTCCGTGCCCAGCGTCTATACATAGTTTAATTGACACTGTTACTTATCACCTCCAATAAGATTTCTACCGTTAATCTTTCTTTTAATCCAGGCAATATCTGTTTCAATTCTTGTTAGTTTTATATTCATTTCATCTATCTTATCGCTTATTTCGTGTCTGAAAGGAAGACAATCTTGATTTTTAAATTCATCTATTTTCCTTTCAACTTCTTCAGTTGAAGCACGAGTTTCTTGATTAAATTGGTTTTGTTTGCCATATTGATAAGAAAGTTTCACTAACCATCCAATTATTACCAGTATCAGAGTTGAAAATCCTATAACTGTTTCTACTGTCATATTATCCTCCTTTCATTTTTGAATTCCTATTAAATTCCCAATTTAAAATATATACAACATTTGGAGAAATTTGGTTATCTTCAATTATTCCTTTTTCTTCTAATTTTTTATTTATTTCATTAAGTTTCTCCAGCAACTTCTTTTTTTCTTTTTTTAGTTCTTCAATTTTTTCTTTTTCCTCTTCTTGCTTAATTTCTTCTTCAGTTTTGTAAGGAACAAGAAGTTTTAAATATGTTTTGCCATCTTTCTCAACAACTTCAAGTTCTGGTTTAGTTTTTAGAAAATTATACACACATCTAAATTCCCTAGGTCCAGCCTTTACCTTATTTTCTTGAGCTTGAGTGAGACCCCAAGAAGCAAAGAAAATCAAAATAAGAATTGAAAGCAAATACTTTTTCATAATCAACCTCCTTTTTAGTTAATTACCTCTGTATTGCTGTCATTGTTGGTGCTTCTGTATAAGTAATTTTTAAATAATCCCCATCTGGTAAAATAAACATTCCACTTGTTTGCCCCACATCATACCAATTTGAGTTATCCCTGCTAAATTCAATAGAACTTACAGTTCCACCACTTATCAGAATAATCAAATCATAACCTGAATTATTTTGATAAGTAAACGGAGAACTGCCAACTGTAATTGACGATGGCAAATTTCTCGTATAGTTAGAATTATTTGTATTGTTATCTACCTTGTTTCCTATAAATACACTGCCCCTATAACCTGTATCTCCATCTATTCCTTTATCTCCATTATTTCTACAGGTATTTCCCACTACTGAACACCTATTACCAATATAAATACCATCTCCTGCATTATCTTCACAAACATTTCCTACCACACTACTACCCAGACCTCCAACATAAATTCCAGCCATATCACTTTCAGCAGAACCCATTTCTCCGCATTCTTTCACTATATTTCCTGAAATCACAGCATACTGCCCTTCGGATATTATACCATTTTTACTACATCCTCTTACTGAATTCCCTGTGATTATTACATAGGGGGTATAATCACTTTGAATTCCATACTCTTTCCCCGCAATAGTATTTCCACTTATTATTATGTTACGAGCAGAGTTATATGTATAAATACCGCTACCAGTAGAGTAAATCATATTTGTAAAATCCCATCCAGAAAAAATTGTATTATTATTTACTACAGTATAACCATACACTCCAATAGCGGTCTTATTACAAGGAGAAAATAAAGTATTTCCCTCAACTACGCTATAAGAATAAACATCAATGCCTACTCCAACCTCACTTAAGACAAACCTATTTCCCTTAACGATTGCTTTTTTTCCTAATCTTATACAGACATTTCTACCACTGCAATTGACTACTGAATTATTCTGTGCAACCGCATTATATGGTCTAAATTGGAAGTTATTTAATATACAATTTTCTATCTTCCAGCCTGCTACTACTCTATTATAATCTTCTTCCTCTTTTACCAATTTTCCCTCTAATGTTAAATTTTTCATAACTACTGCTCTTGATATTCTTCTGATTTCATAATTGAAATTTGTCATAGAATTCATCCCTGGCCAGCTTATAGGTTCATACAAAGTCAACTGTGTCTCATTATCTACACTTTTAATTTTAAAAAGATAGTCATAAGGAACATTTGCCTCATCACCATTATTAATATATAGATAATCTCCCGCTTTTACTCCTGAACTTACAAATGAAGTCCCATTTCCAGTAACTGTTGTTGACCCTAAGTCAAAACTAACAGTCCCTGCATAAGTAACTATAGTTTTTGATGGCACAGAAAATAACCCATCAGTTCCAGAATTTATTATCACATTATGACTTTCTCCGATGATAGTAATTGGTTTAGTCCCTCCTAATTGTAATGTAATATTTGTTTCTGTATAAGTCCCATCTTTAATGTATATGGAAGTTTCTCCATTCTGAATTGCGTCGTGTAATGTTGTATAATCACCACTGCCATCAGAAGCAACAACACAATCATATAATTCTTGTCCTCCGCCAGATACCGTTCCGTTTACCCACTTCCCAGTTCCACTATCATATTTCAACACTTCTTCATTTGAAGGGAAATTTATAAATACATCCCCTAACTCACTTAAATTTACATACTGATTTCCCCATTTTCCGTTATCGTATTTTAATACTTGCCAATCACTCGGAGAATTTATTATCACATCTGATAAATCGCCTATACTTTTATTTGCAAAATCTGTATTAAATAAACTTGTTGAATAAAATTTATTAGTTGCTCCTTCACTTAAATCATCAGTGGTATCAGTAGTTTTATCAAAGTAATTGCTCTTTTCTGAAGACCACACAGGGTCACTCTCATCTGTAATATATCCTGCATCATTATTTAATAATGATATATCATCACTCACTTTTAAAACATCTACTGAATTTACCTGTAAAGTCCCAGCATTTATTGTTCCATTTGTAGTTAGGTTTTTGCTTCCTAAATCTATGTTTGAAGTTGCCCCATCATAAGGGACAAAAATATTTTGGAATACCTCACTATTCGCTGGTATCTCCCAGCGACTTGAAGTATTACCCTCAAAATAAATAGTTAATTCTGGAGCATTTCCAGTCCCACTTACATCGGCATACAACTTTCCAACTATTCTACTATCACTTGCAGGAATATAATCACTGTCTAACTGTAATGGAACAATATAAGAAGCCCTACTTGTAATTTCATTTGAATAAGAACTTGTAGCAATTTCAATCTCTGTATCACCTGCAGTTCTTTCATATAACTTCCAATAAACTCTTAATGTTCTGTTTCCACCAGTTCTTTCCATAGTAATATACCAGTTATATACTCCTTTCAACAATTTTTGTGGTGCTTCACCTATTGCAGAAATCCAACCACCAATATAATCATTATCAGATAAACTTGAAGCCACAATTGAAGTTTCTGAATTAGTAGATGGATTTAAATAGCAGGTTTTATACCCTGTTGCGTCTGTGTCTCTATACATATAATAACTTGCTCCGAGAGATGATATAGCCCAATCTATATACTGTTTATTCACAAGTGATTTAATATCAGGACTTCCACTTGGTGTTGTATTCAGTAGTGGTATACCATTAACAATTTCTTGTGGAGAAGTTTGGTCTGTATTCAATGGACTAAAAGATAAATCTGTTTCTGTTATAGTGTTATCCACAATTGTTGTTTCTGTCACAACATTTTCTGTCAATCCTTCTGCTTTATCTACAATACTATTATTATCTGTATCATAAACTGCTTTTTCCATATCTCCACCACCAATACTTCCACCTCTACTAGGAGCATAACATACTTTTGAAAAGAAAAATAGAGTTGCTAAAAATGTTAATATAAAAAATACTTTTTTCATTCTACCTCCTTTAATATAACTTTCTTACAATATGTATTTCAACTACTGCTCCTGCTGTTGCTGATTGTAAATATATAGTTTTTCCTGAATAATTATAATTTGGAAAGTAAAAACAATACCAACCACCGTTTCCTCTTATAGTCCAATAATTAGTTCCACTTTCACCTGGATAGTAAGCCATTTTTAAATCAACAGAAGTATCTCTCGGTTGTATTTCAAAAGCAATTGTTCTAGAAGGCAGAGTTATTGAATATTCTGTATTTGCGTCTGTTAAAGTATAGTTAATTATTGTATCAACAACAGTTTTATCATATATCAGAACTCTATTAAATCCTTGTGCTTGAATAGGTTCAACAATTGGTTTATTACCTTTAATTATTCCGAATAACAAAATAGTAGATATTATCGTTATTTGTAGAGTTATAATTATGCTTAAAAATTTTCTCATATCTCCCCCTTATTTAAAGAAGTTCTCTTGCTAAATCATCAATAAATTTCTTTTCATACTCAGTTATATATAAAGTTATTGATATATCCTGAGATGTAGCAGTTGAATTTTCAATTTTAACTCTAACTCTTTCTCTTACAAACACATCAGTTGGCATTTCTATTGTATTATTATTTTCTCTTATTAACTGTCTTGGAACAACAACTCCAAGTCCATCAATCCATATAGTAACATAGCATACATCAGGTTCACATCCTATTTTAATCTTTTTCAATTTCCATACTTTAGTATCAGAAACTTCAAAATTATACACAGCAGACCCATTACTAGAAATACTTGTTCTATAATTGGGGAAATATGGTTTCGCACCTGCTTTTTCATTTTGAAGTATTTTAACTAATTCACTCACAAGCCCTGCTACTTCCTTGTATTTACTTAAATCATTCATTTTAACTCCCTTTTTAGATAATTATAAAGTTTTTCAACCTGTATTGTTAACTCTTTAAGAATTTCTTTATAATTTTCATCATTTACCATATCCTTTATTTTTATTCTCTTAACTATTGGAAAACCCTTTCTTCCTCTAACTTCTCTTATTTGTATAACACCGTTTTTTTCAAAATCAATATTAAACTTAATTCCACCTTTAATCTTCTTGTTTATAGGTTTACCAAATCCGCATAAAGGACAGGAAAAAAACTCTACTGTTTTATATTCTATCTTATTCATTTTTCCACTCCTCAATAAATGGGTGATGAGGTCTGATTTTTTCATATACTCTGTCTATTTCAGGAGTAAAGTAATGCTGAAAACTTACTCTACCACCTAATTTCCATCTGAAAAAATACTCAACAAATTCATAAGGACAACCAGAATTTATAAGTTCAGTAAAAAGTATTTTTCTTATAGTATGGTATCCAGTTCCTTTTGAATTTATACCAGCCATTTTAAATGATTGATGGTAAATAGTCCATAAAACATTCTGATTAGATATAGGTTTAAAATACTGAAAATAAGGCAATATTTCCTCTGGTATTCTATAAATTCTTGGTTCACCACTTTTTGCTGTTTTAATCAAAAGCAGGTTTCTTGTTAAATCTATATCTTTTTCGGTTATTCTTGATAGTTCAACACATCTTGTTCCATAAGTAGTTGAAATAGCAAAGAAAAATTTATTTATGTTATAGTTGGAATTTTTAAGTGTTTTTATAACTTTAATAATATCTTCTTTTTTAATTTTTTGCTCTTTATACAATGAAATTTCAGGTTCAGGTATATTAAGGTCTTTCAAATCAAGTTCAAATTCTATATTATTTTCTGAACAATATCTCTTCAATACATAATAATTTAACTTTATAAAACTTGATGACCCTTTAACAGAAGATAAAAATTCTTCAACAGTTTTTCCACTATCAAGGAATTTTCTTATTATACTGTCATAGACAATTTTTGTTCTATCCAACAATTTCGGCATTTGTATCACCTCACTTAAAATATACTTTTGCAAATTCTACTGGCTCTTTCCCCAGAGGAGTTGTGCTTGTTGTATCAAGAGGTATTTTTTCTCCATCAACTCTTGCTTCTAAATATATATGATTTATAACATTAGGTTCTTTTGGTAATGTAGAAACAAGAGCATAAACAAAAGGTATATTTTCTCTTTTAAGAAGACACCCTAACAAAATAGCGTGTTCCGAGCAGTCCCCAAATCTACATTTCATTATTACAACAGGTGTTTTAACTCTGTCATTAAAATGTGGTGGTTCAGGAATGTATTTTATATTTTCTTTTACCCATTTTGCCAGTAGAAGTGCTTTATCTTTTTCGTAAGGTGGAAGTCCCCCATACTTTTTTTTTATCAATTTAATTACATTATCTATAACTTTTGTATTATACCACTTTTCAATAACTGATTTTATAATTGCTACTTTTTCAAATAAATCAAGTTTCTCCTTTACTCCTACTCTCATTTTTTATCCCTTTCTTTCTGGTAAAAAGGTAATAATTAGTGCTAAAGCCCCAATACCAATAGTAGCAAAAAGTAAACAATTTAATACACGCAGTTCTTTATATCGTGCTAATAAAGCAAGTAATTTTTCCTTTGATAATTCTTCGTCTGGTTTTATTCCTATATTTTGTGCAACTCTTATAAATCTATCAATATCATAAAATCCTATTTTATGCTTTTTATATAGTTTTGTAAGGAACTCATACAAGGTTTCTCCTTCTTCAAGTTCACCAGCATATTTTCCAAATTCTTGTTCTGCTCTTTCTCTTGCTATTGGCAAATAAGGTAAAATTACTGTTTCATTATTAGTTTCATTACTAGAAGGAAAACCAAGTAATTCTAATGTTTTATTATCTGGAATACCTGTAGCAGGCAAATTATTCATTTCTTGAAATTTTCTTATAGCAGTTTTAGTTCCCTCTCCAAGTATTCCATCCCAAGTCCCATCTGATTTTAAAGATGACTTTACAAGTGTTTCTCTTTCAATTCCAAGATTATATAACCGTTTCTGTATTTGTGCAATTAACTCCTTTGAATATGAAACATTTGATTGCCCTATTGCCTTCACTTTATATTTTTGTCTGCCAATTGGTGTAGTTCTCCTCATTTTTCCCTCATCATAGTAAACATCATTATAATTAACACTAGAAACAGTCCTCCTATACCGAGTATAAGAAACATTTTTTGCTGTTCTTTCTGCTGTTGTGCTTGCATAGCATATAATTGAGTTGTAAGAGCAGAAGTATCTTGTGGAGTTACTTTATCTGTCTCACTTTTTCCCATTGCTCTCATTTGTTGTTTAAGCAAATAAAGTTGTGTTGCAGTTGTAAGTCCTGTCTGTAAAAGATTTTTAAACCAATCTCCCCAAGTTCCACCCTGCTGTGCCACTTCAGTTCCTATATTCTGTATTCCCTGAAGTATTGATGGGTCAAATTTTACATAACTTGTTCCAAATCCAGGAATATTCCAAGTTGGAATATCAAAACCAGGAGGAGAAAAATTTAAATCTGGCAGTTGTAAATAAGTTCCATTACCGAAATTAAAACCAGGTGGAGATAAATCTAAATCTGGTGGTTGTAAATAACTTTGTCCAATGGCTTTTGACATTAATCTTTTATTTCTTGGTGCTTTCATTTTTTCTCCTTTTTTATAAGGGTTATAACTGTTACCAGCATTAAGATAATTCCTATCCAGATAGCATTTTTCTTTACCCAGTCAACAATTGCTTCTTTATTTGGTGGAGGTGGTTTTGGTGGAGGTGGAGTAGATATTATACCAAGTGCCTGTAAAGTAGGTGTATCTGGCATACCTGTAACCTGTAATCCTCTATCCTGTTGAAATTTCTTAATTGTTGCCATAGTCCCCTGTCCTAAAATTCCATCCCAAGTCCCGTCCTTTTTTCTTGAACTTGAAACTAATACATCATTATATCCAAGTTCATATAATCTCTGCTGAACGTCTTTTACAACTTTTGAAGATTGTCCTAATGGTCTTGAAACTCTTGGAGAATGTTTTATTGATTGTCCTAATGGTTTAGAAGTTTGTGGAGAAGGTCTTTTTGATTGTCCTATGTTTCTTGTTCCTATGTTTGCTCCTATTCTAGGCTTCATTCCTGGCATTATTTGCCTCCTTTTAAGTTAATATTTCTCTAATAAACTCTGGCAATTGAGATAACTGTTGTCTGTTAATCACAATTGGTGGTAAAATCATTTCCCAATATCCTTTTTCTTTGTTATACCTTATGTCTGTCCCAAATGCTATTCTTGCTAAATTTTGCCCACCTGCTTGTTGTGTTTTTATAGGTATTGGAGGTATCTGAACTAAAATATCCCCATCTTGTAATTTAGGAGTTGTTTTTGCCCAGTTCCTTGCTAAAATTAACCCATAAATTGTTAATCCAGCAAAAATTAGTCCCTTCATTTTCTTTTCCTTTTATGCAACTACCTGTGTTAAGCAAGGCAAACTTCCTTCTGTTATAAAACCATCTATATTTGCTTCTATTCCAGATATATAAAGTTCCTTTTCTGGAATATATTTATAAACCTCTGTTAGTTTACCACTTGCACCATATAATCTTACATACTGTGAGTTAAAACTTTTTACACGATATAGCCTAGTTTTACTTTCACTTCTTCTTATGGTTACTTTAACTTTGTATTTTTGTTCAATATCTTTAAGTTTATGATAACCAAGTGAGTAGTAATTAAAATTTACATACGTTCCATTTTCTTTATAAGAGCGACCATATTTTGTTAAGTAAAAACCATCTATAATGGCTTCTTTGGAAAGAGGAGATAGATAAGTAATAGTGAAAAATCTGCCGTGATAATCATATGGAGGAAGTCTACCTACAGTTTTTCCTATAAGTATTTTGTATCCCATTTCATTTAAAAGTTTGATATTATTATACAATTCAGGTGCTACATTTGCAGGTGGCATATATTCTTCCTCTCTATATTGTTGTGCATAATATTTATCTGTGCAAAAAGGACATATATGGTCATAAGTAACTCCCCAAAGTCCTTGTCGGTCAATTTTATAATATAGTCCTTCTGGATATTTTATTTCTGCTATAAATTCTCCACCTTCTTCTTTATACTTAAATATATCGTCATCAAAACCAAATACAATAACTACTCTATACATACCATCAATATAAGCATTCAAAACATCTAATTTATGTCTCTGTGCAAGTGATAGATAATTCAAATATCCCGTTTGTAATGGAGTAAATTGTATGGTTTCGGTTATTTGTTTTCTTGTTCCAGATATAATTTCTTTTAACCTATTTATATCACTATCAGATACAATTCCATCTAAATCCATATCTGCTAAATTTATAATCCACGATGGATAAGGTGGTTTATATGTAAGTCCTTTTCTTTCAAATGGTTCACCTTTATTTATTTTCTGTAGTATTTGTAAATCTGTTACATCTATTTTACCATCACCACTTAAATCACCTCTTAATAGAACTGTCGTTCTTATTCTTTTTATTTCTGCAAGTTCTAATTCTCTGATTTTTCTATATTCCTCTGTTATTCTTTCTACATCTGCTCTATAATTAACTATTTGCTCATCATATATTTTCATCTTATTCTGTAATGCTTCAATTATTTCTTGATGTTTATTATATAATTCTTTTGTATAATCCTGCATTGCTTTTGCTAAATTTTCTCTCGCTTGTCTGTTCAACTCTGCCTGTTTTAATCTTGCTTGTTCTGCTTGTTCAGCCAATTTTGTAGAATATTCGTGTTCTTTCTCTGCTAATTCCATAGCAAATTCTCTTAGTATTTTTGCTTGTTCTTCTCTTGCTTTACTTGCTTCAGTTGCTAAATCTGAAGCATATTGTAGAGATTTTTTATATAAATCTTCTGCTAATTGTCTCTGTTGTTCTGCTAATTGCAATCTTGCTTTACTTGCTAATTCTGCCTGTTTTGCTATATCTTCTTCAAGTTGTTTAGCCAATGCTTTTCTTGCTTCACTTGCCTGTTCTGCCAACTTTGTTCTTGCCTCATTAGCCATCTTTGCATAATCTTCACTAAGTTTAACTGCTACTTCAAAAAGTTCTACTTCTCCTTTGAGTTTTGACTGCTGTTGTAATAATTCTGATAATCTCCTCTTTGCTTCTGCCTGTTTTTGTAGAATGGCTGAAGCGTCAAGATTTTTTTGTTTCTCTATCTCTGCAAGGTTTTTTTCTTCTCTGGCTATTGCTTCTTTAATACCTGCTATTTTATTAGCAAGTGCTTCTTGTAAAACTTTGTTTTCTGCTTCTTCAAGTTTTTCTTTATTTATTTTAGCAAGTAATTCTCCTTCCTTAAGTTTTGCCTCTTTAAGTTGTGCCATAACTTCAAGATAATTCGCTTCTACTTCTTTACTTCTTTGTTCTGCTCTTTGCCTTGCTAATTCCTCTTGTTTCTTTACTAAATCGCTTATTTGTTGTCTCTGTAATTCAAGTGCCTTTTCGTATTCTTGTATTTTTTTAGCAATAGTTTCTTCTGATTGTGCAACTTTATTCTGGAACTTTGCTTGTTCTTCGTTAAGAGTTCTTTTTGCTTCTTCTATCAATTTATCTATTTTGTCATTAACTTCTTTAATTCTATTTTCTACATCAGTTACAGTTATCCCAAATAATTTATTCTTAAATAATAAAAGTCCTATCCCTAAAGCCCCAAATAATATTACCTTTTTTTCCTCTCCAGTCTTATTTCCCATTTGCCCCTCCTTTACTTATTAAAATAGCATTGTAAAGTTTATTACCAACTATATAAGGTCTTTTTCTGACAATTATTTCATCTTTATTTTCTTTTATGAAATTATCTATAAAAGTGAACATATAATCCCTGTCACCTATTAAGAATATTGGTCTATATACAAAAACAGATAAGATTTTCCACTTTACTCCATATTTAGCAAATATAATTGTTGCCTCACCCCAGTTATATGTCGGAATGATTATTACTTCCTTTTTCTTATCAGTTTCCGTTGATACAGGTATTTTCAACTGTTTAAGTTTTATTCTATCAACTTCCCAATTTAGTTCTTTAAAGTAATTTGCTAGAGAAGAATTTGTTTCAATTTCTATTTTATAATATACCTGTGATTTTTCAGGAGTATAATCTAATGGTATCTTATCTGTCTCTTTTGTTTTTTGGAAATCTGATAAAAACTTTTGGTATACTGAAGTATCTATAACTAACAATACTTTTACTTTACTATTTCCTAAATCTTCTGCAAAATCTTTAAATTTCTGATTTACTATACTTATATTTTCTTCTTTTGATTCAGATATTATAGGTAGAATTTCTCCTCCAGAACCAATAACTACTTTAGGTTGTCTCTGTTTTTCCAATTTTTTAACTTCTGGAAGTATTTTATACTTAATTATCTTTTCAACACCTTCAATTTTATATTTTATGTGAGACCTATCAGGATAACCAGCTACTTCGTGTTTGATATTATTCTGTTCACATAATTCTTCAAATTTTTCTGCGTTTTTCCAGTATATAGTTATAGTGAAAGTTTTAGTAGGTGTTTGTTCTGGTGTAGGTATTGGAGTTTGAGTTTCTGGTTGTTCAGTCGTAGTAGTAGTTGTCGTAGTAGTAGTTTCTGATGGCTTAGTTGTAGTTTCTGGCGGTTGTGGTGAGACAGTTTCAGGTGGTTCTATATGAGGTAATTTTATAGGTTCTTCTGTTATCCCAAAGATTGTTGGAAACTCAAATCCTCTTTTTTTTAAGTATATATATCCAGCCAATCCTGCTAGTATCCATAAAAGTAAACTGCCCTTTTTTTCTTTCATAATACATTCACCCTACCTATTTCATATTTTGTCTCAATCTTTCCTTAATACTTGCTGGTTGCCCAATTGGTGTATTAGACCTGAATATTGGAAGTTGAGAAACTCCTTCATATATTGCTTTAAGTTTTAGCAATTCATATAATTCTTCTCTACTTCTTGGATAGAATTTTCCAACTCCTTTAATTTCAACTACTCCTAATGCTCCTTCTGGGAGTTGACCTCCTGGTGTAGTGCCAGGTGTAATAGTTCCACCCCAGGATTGTCCAGGTCTTGTAAGAAAATAAATTACTACTGCTCCTAATAGAAGTCCTATTATCGCTATACCCATTTGCTCTTTTTCTTTCATTTCCACCCTCCCAATCTATTTAGTAAGAGGATGGAAGGGCTAGGAAGGATGGGACAAGACCTTCATACCCTTCCACTTTTTTGTAGTTTATTAACCAAGCCCAATGTTGTAGAACAACTGGTAAATTGTTCCACCATTGGCTTGAGCACTGTCTTCAGTTGTATCAGATAGAGAAGTTGAATAACATATTTTAGCGTCTCCTACCTGATACCCTGACAAATCATATCCAAGTTCATCTCCACTTACTTCTGAAAGTGGAAGAAATACAACCCCTTTATAATCGTTGTTTAATGCCCATCTTCTTCTTGTTGCTGTAACTTCTGGTAAGAAATCACTCTTAAATACTGTTGTTGCTTCCCTTGGGAACTTAATAGCCAACTCTGTTACAAGATTATTACATCTTGTAGCAGAAGTGTTTCCATAAACAACAAGCAGTATCCAGGAAAGCAAATCACCAACAGGTAAATCCTGCTCAAGAGACAAATTACTGAAAGCACTATCTACAGTTTTTTCAGATGAGGTCATTCTTGGTAAGAGTTTACCTGCTGGCATAATTGCCTCTATAGTTTCTCCTTCCTGAAGAAGTATCTCTTTTATTGTAAGGAACATTTTAGTTGAATCACTAACTGTATATCCAGTTCCTAAACTAGAATTAGTTCCCCAGTCAACTTCAAATTTCAAAGATGAAAGTTCCCAAGCAGGTATTACAACAGTCACATCTGATGAATTATAAAACTGAACTCCAAGATGTATGGGTATTGCCATATAATCTACAATACCACTCTGACTTGCAGATGTGCTTATGCTATCAACTCTGATATTATCCTGATATTGACATCTACCAAGAAAGAGTGCCTGTCTTCCATCTGAAACATTGTAGTAATATCTTCCTGCTGTTGAAATACCCATACCATCTATCAATCTAGCAAAGGGGTCTTCGTTTGCTGTAACAGATGAAGCAGTATCATAAACAACTTTAAGTAAAGTGTCAATGTGAGTTATGTATCCTTGTCTTGCAATATCTTTACTTACTGTTGTTCCTGATGAGAAGTTTATTGTGTCTGTCATTGTATAAGTATGAATTATCATAGTTTTTTTTCACCTCCTTTTCTATTTTTTATTTCATATTCATTCTTAATCTTGACTTAACATCAGAAATACCTTCTGACTGACCTATTCCAATTTCACCTGCTGTTCCTATTCCAGATGCTGTTGGTATATATCCTACAGTTGAAGTTTCAGGAGTAGTAACTGCAGGTGGAGTAATCCTTGCTGTAAGTCCACTTACAGCAGATTTAATTTTTCCACTTAAATCAAACTGTTGTTCAATTCCTGTAAACAATGCTCCAAGTGAGAGCATAACTGAACCGCTTTTACCTAGAAATCTTTCAACAAAAGGAAGTGTGCAAAGGTAAGCAATTAAACCAGAAGTAAGTATAGGCATTCTTGGGATATTTGCAGGCAGAACTTTATCAAGTAATTCATTGATTGCTCCAGTTGTTGCCACTGCTAAACTGAACCCTACAGCCTTACCAATTGGAAGTCCAACTACTTCAAAACTGTTTAGCGTGTTAATTGCATTCTCTATCATTTTTATATTTTCACCTCCTTTCATAAGTTTATATACATTTTATTCTTTGCTCATAGGGGGTGTCAAGAGATAATTTTAAAAAAATGAAGGAGAGGGATAGAAAAAGGTAATCAACCTCATCTATCCCTCTTTTATAAAAACAGGAAGGAAAAAAAGGGTAATAGGGAAAGGAACAAAACCAATATTTTACTTTTACTTATACGAGTGTTGAATATATTGTTATACATCTGTTTGCATAGTTTGTTGCGTTACTGTGTGCCTGTGGACTATCAGTTCTAGGATACCTGCCTGCATTATAGGAATAAAACGCTTTATAAAAATCTTTATACTTATAATATTGCATAGCAAAATATTCAGTTCCAATTTTTATATTCCATTCAGGATTATAAAGTAAAGTATAATTATATCCAAGTGAATTTGCAGTTTGAGGTAATACTTGCATAAGTCCTATTTCACCATAAGAACCAGTAATAGATGGATTACCATTACTTTCAACTTCTATTATAGTTGCTATTGCTTTTGGGTCAACTCCATATTGTTTAGCATATTTAACTATTAAGTTCCACCATCTTTTAACTGACTGAGGTAAATTTTCAGGTGGAGTAGTAGTAATTGGTTCTGCTTGTAATAGTTTTGTAAATCCGAATATAACAAGTAAAGCCCCAGTTGTAAGTAGTAATTTATGGCTCAATGTAAACTGTTTCGTCATTACTATTCCCTTCCTGTATTAAACTATAAACTTGTTTTCTTAAGTTTCTTGTTTGACTTAATAGATTTTTTAGAGTTTTTTCTGTTGGATTTTTAATATCACTTTTAAGAGTTTGAGTAAAAGAAAATATTTCATTCATTAACTCTCTTGCTTTACCAGTAGAACACACTCCTGATATACATTCTGATGATAATATTTCTAAAAGAGGTATATGTTTTTCTTGTAAACAATCAATACATAATGGACTATCAATTGGGTCTTCTAAACCTGCTTCTAAATGGTCTTCAATTGCTAATAATTGTTTTAATATCCGTTTTAATTGGAATTTCTCCATACAATAATTTTACTTGAAAGAGTTGGTAGGTGTCAAGTGTAAATTATTCTTCTTTTTCCTTTACTTTACTGAAATCAATCCCCAATTTTCTATACATATCTACACCATTTTTCAGAAACTTTGTTGTTCTTTCTAAATCTTCCCATACTTTTTCATAAGAATTAACAGATTGAGGTTGTGCTGGTTGAGTTGCTTGTTTTATTTGCATAATATCAATTATTATTCCTTTTAGTTCTTTTATTACAACTGGTATCATATTAAACCAATTATTTTGTGCTAATTGATTTTGTTGCACTTGTTGTGGTGTATTATCAGGTTGTAAATTAGGACTTTGTCCAATTGGTTGTGTTTGTTCTTCTTCTATTTGACCTATTGGATTTTGAGGTTGTGTATTTTCAACTGGTTCTGCTTGTTTAATGTTCTCAATTATAGTAGTTTTTATATTATTAAGTTCATTCATTAACTTGTTTTCAACTGTCTTTTCTACTTCATCTTTCATATCTTTAACCCTATTTACTTCTTCTTTAAGTGAATTATACATAGTTTCAACTTGTTTCAACTTGTTTATTACAACTTCTAATACTTCTTTTTGTTCAATTTGTTTTTCAGTTGGTTCTACTTGTTCTACTGGTTTAACTTGTTCATCCACCTGTTCTACTTCTTTTACTTGTGGTTTATCTATTTTTTTATTACTTGTTCTTTCAAATTTTATTCCAAAATCTTCTTCTACCCACTTTAACCACTTTGCACTTGCTCCGTATTTCTTTAAAAAATCCATTACTTTAAATGTTTTTCCTTTTTCTTTTTTAAGTTCATTACCAACATTTATAACCCATTGTCTGTATCTTTCACTTCTTAAACTCATTTTTGCCCCCTATTTAATCAAGTTAAATTAAGTTAAATTAAAATGGAAAACTGCTTTTCTTTTCCTCAACATCTATATCCTTAAGTATTTTCTCTCTTAACTCTTTATCTTCTTGTAATCTTTTAGTTAATGTTTTAACATTTTCCTCATAAGAAAGTATCTCATCCCAACTTCTAAATGGTTTAAGTCCAAGATTAGTTGCAATTTGCTTTCTTATATTTTCATCTTTATCAACTTTCTCTTTCACTTCTTTACAAACTGGATTATCAGGGTCTATAAAACATTTCATTACAATTTCAGTATCAGGTGTTTCTGTTTTTTTCTCAATTAAATCCTTTAAAGTTTCAGGTAGAACATCTGGTTTACACTTGGGGTCATCTGGATTAAGTTTGCAATACTCTATTATTTTCTTGGCATATTCTTCTTGACCCTGTTTTTTAATTTCTTCTATTTTCTGTTGTTCTTGTTGTTTTCTCTTTTGTTCCTCTTCTTCTTCAATTTTTTTATGGATTGGTTCTACCTTTTGCTCTACTTGTTTAAATCTTTCTTCAATTTGTTTAAACCTATCTTCAAGTGCTTGTCTAATTTCATTTGCTACTTTAGAAGCAATTTCATTTGTATTTACACCTTCATTTCTTTTTTCTTCTGTCATTTTTTCCTCCTTTTTTTGTTCTTTATGTTCTTTACTTTTATTTTTTATATTTTTCCAATGAGCAGGTGGTTTATGTTTAAGGTTATCAATACCAAAATCTCTTTTAAATTGTTTCACTTTTGTAGGTGGTATTCCTAATTCTTTACTTATTTCAGCAACAGGTGGCAATTCACCTTCTTTCTTCCATTTATTTGCTTTTTCTTCTAATTTAACTGCTTTATTGATGTCTTTTAACATATCTTCATATTTCACTTTTTCACCTCCTTCTTTACAAGTATTCCCATACGAGTTAAACTTTCTCTAAAATCTTTATCAAGTTTATAAACTTTTTCAAGTGCATTTTTACTAATACAAATAAGACAGGTTTCTAAATTATCTGGGTATTTACCTTCTTTTTCATAATAAGGACAAGATAGTATTGAAGTAAATTTACACTTGTGTATAATTTGGTCTTTCTCTTTTTGTAATTCAGTTATAATTTGATTACCAAGTAATTTACTATATCTTTCTACAAGTGTATCAATCAATTTAGATAATGTAAAAGATATATTATAAACTTGAGTGCTTAAACAACAAAAACAATATTCATTATTTGGATTTTCAACTGGGCATTTAAGTAGATTTGTCCACTTACATTTTTTCATTTTGATTTCCACTTTCCTATATTATATCACATTTTTATTTTCTTGTCAACACCTATATTATACATTAAAAAAATTTTTGTCAATGTCTATATTATATATTATATAATTTTAGGAAAAATTTGACAAGAGAAAAAATTTTGTTATAATTTTAAATGAGTAAGAAGGAATTTGAAAAATGAGGATAGTTTATGAAGGTAAAGCAGTTCCTATAACTTACAAAGTTGCTGGTAGAAGATTATATTTAGATAAGGTAAGTAAAGATTTTCAGAACAATATATCCTGGTGCTTTTTAGAACAAAACAGAGGAGAAAGACCATATAAAACAGAAATATGGATAAGAATAATTGTTTATGTTTATGGAAAAAGGGAAGATATATCAAGAAAGAAAAAGAGAATACCAAAAATACCTGATTTGTCTAATGTAGTTAAAAGCATAGAAAATGCTCTTGAAGGACTTGCCTATTTGAATGATAACCAAATATCTATTATACACGCACAAAGAATTATGGTAAAAGATAAGAAAGAAGAAAGAATAGAAGTTGAGATTGAACCTTTAAAATAGGAGGGGAAAATGGCTGATATAAAATATAAAGAACAAACTTGTCCTGCGTGTGGAGGTCGGGGTTGGGTAAGGGATAAAAAGGATACTGAAAGAGTAAGATGTGGTTTATGTGGTGGTAGAGGGAAAATATACGAAGCATTCAAATACATTCCTACAAAACATCAGAGAAAAACATTTATTATAAAAAATCCTTTAAAAAAATGAAAATTTCTTCTCTTTGCTTTTTAGGCATTTCTGGTAAGTTATACTTATCTGAAACTTCTTTAAAACCGTATTTTTCAAATTTTTTAATCCATTGTCTTCTGGTCTTTATATTTATATGTGTAGGGTCATTCCTTTTTTCTAAACAAATTAAAGCATAAACACCTTTTTTCGCTACTCGTGAAAACTCTTTTATAACTTCTTCCTCTTTATAGATGTGTTCTAAAACACTTTTTGCTATTATCCAATCAAAAGAGTTATCAGAAAAAGGCATATTATTTGCTGAGCCATAAAAAATATGTTCTTTGTTTGGAGAATTCATTATTATGTCTTTATCAATTTCTAATCCAAAAGCATTTATCCCTCTTTTTCCCATATTTGCTACAGTATATCCATATCCACATCCAACTTCTAAGACAGTATCGTGTTTTAACTTCAATATATTGATATAAAAATTTGTGTCATTTTTAACTATTGGATTATCTGAACTATCTTCTATTTCTGTTGAAAACTTTTTCTTCAATACAAAAGCACCTGTATTTTCTGGGTCTTCCTTAAAATAAAAACAAAATTCTCCCATTTTTTCTCTATCAACTTCTAACCCAACTTTTTTAAATTTTTCATACCACCATTTTCTTGGTTTAATAGTTTTTCTCCCAATTCTCCCGTGTGGTCTTTTATCTAAAATTTCCTTTACAACAATTGATAAAACTATATATTCCCGAGAAATACATCTTAAATTATGCAACGCTTTTTCAATAGATTGAGGTCTTAAGTATCCTAAAACATTCCACGCAACTACTAAATCATACTTATTTTCTGGTTCTTTTTTCATAATTTCTCTAACATCCGCCTGATAAACATCTACTCCTGTTATTCTTTTAGAATTTTGACTTGCCCATTCTGAAACATCAGAACTAACAACTTGAAAGCCAAAATCTTTTAAGAACTTTGATAACCAACCTACACCTGCTCCTGCCTCATATACCGAATAATTTTTTTTAAATGTTTTACTTATATTCTGTGCTACTCCAAAAAGTATTCCAAGATTGTCTGGAGTTCCTACTCTTTTACCACCCTTTTTACCTGTCTTCCCTCTAAAAAATTCTTCATCAAAATACTCTTTATTCACTTTCTTCTCCTTTTTTTCTTTTTTGAAAAATATTTCTCAATTATTTCATAAACTTCCTCAGCAGTAATTGAATTTAAGCATAAATATTTTTTTCCATTAGGAAGCAAACAATCTGCGTATTTTACTGGTGGTGGGTGTAGGTGTAAACAGCCAGAACAAGTGAGGTTTTTCTTTACAATTATTGTTTTCTTTCTATTTGTAATTCTATATTCAGGATTTGTTCCTCCCCATATAGAAATAGATTGTTTATTTAATGCTTGTGAAATATGAAAATATACTTTATCACAAGTAATAAACATATCACTTTCTAAAATATAATGAGCAATAACATCAAAATTTCGTGGTAAACTTCTCACTCTAACTACATCATATTTTTTCTTATTTATTAAATTCTCTAATTCATCAAACTTTTTCCAACTTCTTATATTCCAAGTTGGTGTATCATCAAGTAAAAGTTTTATTTTTGAAGTATTCCACACACAATTTGTGTTTTTAGAAGGGTAAAACTCAAGTTTTGGCTCAATTTCTATAGGTAAAACTTTGTTATATGCTTCTAAAATATTTCTTTTAGGAGACAATTCATAGGCAAGATTAAAATCATAAATAAAGTCAAAATCATTATAATCAATACTTTCTTCTGGTTTAATTATTCTTTCTATAAACGGGTTATTTTGTAGAATTTCTCCACATTTGGTTTTAACAAAAATGTTAAAATATGGGTTTTTCTGTTTTAATGCTTTAATAAAAGGTGTAAGAAAAAGAACATCTCCATATCCCTCATCTCTTATAAATAATATCTTTCTATATAGTTGACGTGTTTTAAGATAGTAGTCAAATTCCTTTAAGAATACCAATTTATTAAATGCTTTTGCTGTTTCTATGATATCTTCTAATTCTGGTTTTACTTCTCTTTGTATTCTCTTATGGTAAATTTCTAATGGTATAGACATAATCTTATATCCTTGTCTTCGTAATTTCAATGATAATATACTATCTTCATAATACATAAACTTTAAATTCTTGTCAAATAAACTTCCATTTATCTTTATAAAATCTTTTACAATTCGGACAGGCATAAATATAAATGCTCCTTCTATGTATTCTGGTTCTCCGTTATGTATCACTCCTATTCCATCTTTGCTAATATAATTACACATACCTTGTATTCCAACTTGAGCAAGATTTTCATTTTCCAAAAATTTTTCAATACATTTAATATCCCATCCATCTTCTTTTATTTCTATATCATCATTGATTATACATAAAAAATCAGTTTTAACCTTTTCAGCAATTTTATTATGCACAGAAAGATACCCTTTATTTGATTTATTAAACTTAAAAATTATATTTGCTCTTTTTTTATATTTGTGTTGTATTTTCTTTAATGTTCTTTGATATTTTTTATCAGAATTGTTATCAGTAATAATTAACTGCCACTTTGATTTTGTATGTTTTATTATATCATTTATTAACTGCTCTATCTTTGGGAAATTATAAGTTGCAACTGATATTGTCAATGAGTAATTAAATAATTCTTTCTTTTTTATTTTAGGTGGTTTATTTTCTTTTTGAACAGTAGAAGTTTTATAATGTTCACATATTATTCCTGTATGAGCATATAAAGTGTAATTATGAAGTTTAGCCAGATTATTAAAAGTAGCGTCTCCACCAATATCTAAATTTCCCATAATTTTTTCAACTACTTCTCTATGTAAAAATAAACAACCAAAAGGTATTCTATCAACTTCTATAATATCACCTTTTTTAAAGTGAATACCCTCTTTTATAGGAACATTGTTTTTAAAAATCATATACTCATCTTTCCATTCCCCATCTCTGAATTTGTATAAACCAGAGATAATTTCGTAATTATATTTCTTAACAGCAGAAAGCATTTTCTTTAAAATATCTTTTGGGGGATAAACATCTTCCTCTATACATAAAACATAATCATAATTTTCTCTACTTACTTTCTCTTTCACTAAATTCCATTTGTAAGCAAGATTGAGGAAAATATTATCATAAGGGTCATCTGTAATATAAAAAATATCTACTTTAACATTAGATAGATTTTTAGTAATTTGATTATATATTTTTTTGATATGAGTAATCCCCTCTTCTTTTCGTTTATGATAGATAGGAGAAAATAATAATATTTTCATTCTTCCTCCTTTTTCTCATTTTCTTTTAGCCACTGTCCTTCTCCTATGTAGTATCCTCCCAGCATCCAGCAGACCCCATAGATTATCAACAAAAAGAATAAAATTAAAGTATCCACTTTCACCTCCTTTTTTTAAAAAGGTAATTCATTTATCTGTCCTATTCTTTCCTTTGCTATTCTACAGTAATTTTCACTGATTTCTACTCCAACCCACCTTCTTTCTAACTTTTTACAAACCACAGCAGTTGTTCCACTCCCTAGAAATGGGTCTAAAACAATATCTTCTTTAAAACTAAATAAATTTACACATAACTCTGGTAATTTTTCTGGAAAAGGAGCAGGATTAAGTTTCCTATTTTCTGGTTGCATTTCCCAAAGTCCAGAACAGCCCATCATAAAATCTTCTTTTGTTATTGTTGTTACTCCTTCTCTTTCTTTTTCCCATTTTTCTTTATATAGAATGAGTATGCCTTCTAAAGGAGAGTTAATATATAAAGAGCGAGGATTTAACCAAGAACCCCAGGCAGTTCTTTTTTTCAATGTCCTATCTAACCAAAAGGCAACTCCGTGATGTTTAAATCCTATCTCTCTTGTTGCAATCCAGTTTAAATCCATTAAGGGAGAGACCCTTATTTTTCTTCTTCCACCGCCACAAGAGAAATAATGGTTTAAGCAAAATCTTCCATCTGGCTTTAATATTCTATATATCTCTTTTAACCATCTAGAACACCAGTTGTAATAGTCATCCCAATCCATATAATCACAAATTTCCTCTCCATCCATCTCTCCTACATTAAACTTTGTGTCGTATTTAATTCCAAGATTATACGGGGGAGAGGTGATTACTAAATCTATTGTATCGTCTGGAAATTTTTTCAATAATTTTACACAGTCAGCACAATACAAAATACCACTTTCCTCTTTGTAATATATGTTTTCTTTTGGTAAATTATCTTTCCAACTCATTTTTTTATCCTACAATAAAGGTTCTGGGGTATTTGTTAATCTTTTTTTCGCTATTTTACAATAATCTTCTTCCTTCTCAATTCCTATCCATCTTCTATTCAATTTCTCACAAGCAACTAATGTAGTCCCTGAACCTGAAAAACAATCTAATACTATTTCATTCTCATAAGAGTTTACTAATATTAGATGTTCAATCAATTTTAATGATTTTTCAGTTGAATGTTCTGTTTCTTTATAAATACTTGCATTTGAAGTTATCATATAGTTTGACATATACTTCTGTTCTAAGAAGTTTTTTAATTTACTTTTGCCTTTACTACCAACCCAAATAAATTCTGTTCCAGAATTCCAATTAACTTTTCTAAAAGATGGGACTGGATTACTTTTTATCCATACATAAATTGTTCTGGATTTCAAATTATATTTTGGAGCAAGGTATAAGTCAAAAATCCCTATTTTCTGTTTATCAAAAAAGATATAAAACCAACTGCCTCTACCTGCTATTCTTACTAAATTTCCAAACCAGTTCTCTACCCAACCAAAATAATCTTTTAAATCATTCCACTTTCTATCCCAATCTCCAAAATCTAAACCAATATCACTTTGTCTATTCCATTTATAGTGTTTAAAATTTCTTACAATTTTATTTCCTTCTTGACTTATCATATATGGTGGGTCTATCAAAATTAAATTTACACTTTCATTTGGAAATTTAGGTAAAATATCTAAACAATCTCCACAATATAAAATTCCATCATCTTCTTCATAATATCTATTCTCTTTTGGAAACTTATCTTTCCAATCCATTTTTTATTTTTTACCTTTTTTATCTGAGGGCAAACAAAAACCTACACCAATCCTCTTTATCTCCTTAATTGTGTCTTCTCTAATGATTTCTATAACCACTTTTAAGTCATCTGTCAAAACAATAATTTCTCCTTCCTCACATTTATAATATTCACCCCTTGAACTACCACTCCCTCTCGGAAGTGGCTTCCTGCTTCATTGAGGAAACTTGTCCGCTAATTACTGCATAAGCAGTAATCAGGGATAGTGGCTTCCTCTCCACAAGCAGACAGGACTGTCCCAGCCCCCGATATAGTATTCTGTTTGCTGAAATGTAATCTCTGTCTTCCTGTTGCCAGGTTAATCCTTCACTTGTGCCTCTTGGGTTTACTTCCAGTATTTCTCTACCAGCATCCTCCGCTTTGTAAGATAAATACTGAAAGAATTTATCCCAGGAAGCGTCTAATATTTTTCCAGCAAGATGATGATTTCTTACCATATTTTCTATTGTTAATTTCTCTACTGCTATTGTGTCATAGTTATTTACATAGAACCTTGAAAGTTTATGTAGAAAATCGTCTCTTTGATTGGTTAGTTTTTCATATAGTTTTGCTAATTTCTTTTTCCATTTCTCCCAGTTATTAGACCCCTTCTTTTTTCTTGATAGTGATTTATGCATTACCTTTATTCTATCCAAAGTTTTTTGGTAGAATTCAGGATTTTCTATTTGTCTTCCTTCACTATCAGTTAGGAAGTGTTTAATTCCTACATCTATTCCTATTGCTTTTCCTGTTTTGAGTAGTGGTTGTAGTGTATTCTCTATTTGAACTAATGCATACCATCTACCAGAAGAATACCTTTTTATAATTATCCCTTTTATTTTTCCATCTATTTCTCTGTGTATTCTTATTGGTATTTCTCCTATTTTTGATAATCTCAACAAGTCCAATCTTTTCCCTGTTCTTATTATTTTAAATCCTTCTTGGTTATAATTTAGTATTTTCCACCTGTTTTCTCCTTTATATCTCAACTTCCCTATCCTTGCTCCATTTTTCTTCCTTTTATAAAGTCCAAGTATATTTCCCCATAATTGTTGATTTACTTCTTGTAATACTTTTGCATAAACTTGTTTTAATTCTGGATATTGTTTTTTAAGTTCTGGTAAAAGTGCAGAAGTATCCTTTGGTTTTAACTTTTTATCTTTTTCTTCCTTCAAAATTTCTAACAATTTATTATAAGTAAATCTGCACAATTCTAAATGCTTATTTAATATCTCCTCTACTTTCTTACTTGGATATAATCTGAGTTTATAAGTTCTCATCTTTTTCTTTTCTTAAAAACTCTATTATTGCCTGTCTAATTAAATCACTTACAGTTCTGCCTTCTTTTTCTGCCTTTTCCTTCAATTTATCTTTTAACTCTTTACTGATAAAGAAATTTAGTTTTATTTTTTCCATTTCTCTACCTCTTTTTTATATATATTATACCTTTCTTTTATGTAGTGTCAACACTTTTACTCCTCCTTTTTCTTTTTATCATTCTTTTCTTTTCCCTATATTCATCAAATCTTCCTTCTTCTACACACTTCCAACACATCCCGTATTTCTTCTTTTCATCAACTTCCATTGGTCTTTCACACACAAGACAACGAATTGTTTTAGTTGCCATTTGTTTCTCCTCTTTCTATTATTTTATAAAAAGTTATCGTAGAAGCACTATATACTTCTTTTTTCTCTGGGAATACTCTTTTCAATACTTCTACACTCACAGCATATTCGTAAATAAGTAAAAATAATCTCTTCCAATACTCATCATAATCTTGACCTATTGACTTCTTGGTAATCCATTCAAACGGGTCAAACCTTCCTGATATTTCACATATAGAAACTTCCCCTTCATAAGTTATTAAAAAGTTCACATCTGATATTTTTATTGAGTATTCTTTTAAAAGTAATTTCACAACATCAAAAATTGTATCAGTTATATTATCTCTCGTTAGTTCTCTGTCATAAAAAATATAATGAGAAAAACTTAAACAATCAGTAAATTTTCTTAATTCAGTTTTAAATTCTGCTTCAGGTTTTTTATCTACAACTGTTTTAAATTCAGTTGCCATTTTTCCCTCCTTGTAAAAATTCACCATTGAACTCTTTTTTGATTTTATGGTAACTTATCAACTCCTCTTTTGAAAAAATTTTCACTATTGTTTTGACTTCTCTCAAAGTATAAATAGGGTAAGAAAAGTGTCTATTCAATTTTTCTCTCACAATATAAAAGTAATCATCAAAAAGCAAACTCTTAATTTTCAAAACTTTCCAATTTGGTTTAAGTTTTTCAAGTGGTATAGGTTTTTCTACTTTTTCAACTATCTCTACAAAACTATCTCCATCTATTAACCTTTTCCCCTTTACTACAAGCCCTTTTACAACTGTCCCTACTCCTAACTCAATAATTTTTGCCCATCTTTTGTAATTACCACAGTTTTCATATATCCAGGTTCTATAACTCTTTCCCTCATCTGATTTAAAGGTTATGAGATAGCAATTTCCGCCGTAAAGAGAAGATTTCTTTTCTACTTTTGTTATCACTGCTTTCATCTTTTTCTCCCTTTATTTTCTTTACTTCTTTTTTGTAAATGTAGTTTGAGAAATCCTAAAAAACATTCTTCACTGCAAAAATCAAATTCTTTACTACTGTCACTTTTTATGTAAGGTGAATAAAATTTATATTTTGCTTCTTTGTTTCTCTTTCTTCCATCAGTAATCATAAGCCCACAATTATCTATATGTATCCATCCTTTCTCTGCCATATAATCTTTCGTCTCTTTTCCACAACAATCACAAATATTTATCTTTTTTCTCATTTTTCTCACCTCCTTTTATTCTTCTTCCAATTTTTCTTTTAATTTTTTTATAATATCTTTTTTTGTATTTTCAAATACAAACCGACCAATATTCCCAGACAAACGAGCAAGAGAAACTGAAAATTGCTTTTGTAGATAATTATCAATATGAGGAAAAAGTTTTTTATCAATGGGGGAAAATAAATCTTCTGGATATGGATTTGGGACACTGTCTATTATTTTTTCTATTTTTTCAATATCTTTTTCTGTCATTTTTCACTCCTATTACTATTGCATTATTGTATAACCAATTTTACATTTATTTTATCTATTACTCGTTTATCTTTACTCAAATCGTATATTCTTTTTATTTCTATTTTTTCAACTTCTAACTGTGTCTGTCCCTCAAATTCTTTTATCCATCTGTATATTTTTTCTTCTATCTCTTCTTTCTTTGCTTTTACTGTTTCAATTGTTAATTTTTTATTTGTCATTCCTCTCACCTCCTATTAACATTTTCACTTCTGCTTCTTTTAATCTTTTTTCTTCTATTTCAGTTATCAAAAACGGCTCTGGTAAAAAATCTTTAAACCCTTTACTTAAATTCTCACTTTCTATATACCCAACTAATTTTTGGTTCACTTTTCTCGGGTGCTTTTCAAAAAATGAATACCACTGTAAAAATTCCCTTTTTAACTTATCTATTTCACTTACCTTAACTTCTGATACTTTTAACCACCCTCCAAGTTGATTTACTACCATTGCTATCACAGGGTCATCAAAAATAACTGAATGATAATATCCATATTTTCTTATTGCTCTCATAAGTTTTTCCCAAGCCACAAGCCCTCTTTCCTTCTCATCCCCTATTATCTGTTTGATAATATCCGCAGGTTTAGGGAAAAACTCTCCGTTTTCTGTATTCTTTATATGAAATTCAAATGCTTGCTGTATCTTTTCTATTGGATATTCTTTCAAAGTTGTAAAATATAGTTCAATCATAGGTTTAGATAACTTAATTCTGTATATTTCTGCCACTGCTATAAGTATTTTTACAAATTTTTCTTTATCTTTTTCTGTCATTTTTTCTCCTTTTTATTATTTTATACTTACTCATTTTTTCCCTTATTATGTTTTCTAATCTCCAATTTATCAATCCAAGTAAGCATATCACACAATTAAAGTAAAGTAGCAACCTTGTTTCTATTTTTAAACAATCTACAAACACTGCCGATATATAAGAAAATAATGCTGATAATACAAAAAAATATTTCATCTTAATTCCCTTTATAATAGAATAATAATAACTACTAATCCCAAGATAAAAATAGTCCATATAGCCATACAAATATCTTCCATTATTACATAACAACTATACCAAACACTCAATAAATATCTCCAAATTAGCAATATAGTTATCAATAAATATGGAGCATAGAAAAATTTAAGTAATTTAATTAACATTTCAAACTCCATTTGTTCTATCTGGAAACTCTTGTATCTTAAATTCTGGAAAACATTTCCATAAGTTTTCTTTAATAAAAACAGGTATTTTATTTCTTCTTGCTTCTTTTATAATATCTTCAACCCATTTCTTTGATGGCAATCTTAAAGGATTTGTCTGACTTCCTATAATAATCCAGTCAGGTTTAGGATTGAATAAATTTGATAAATCGCTTTCATCAAAATTTAATAGAGGTTCAAAAGAGATAAATAATTTTCCTTTACCATAAGGAATTGTTTTTACTAAATCCTGCCACATTTTCCATTTTGTAGTATTGTCTATTGATACTCCTACCCATATATTTCTTGGTATCTCGTTTAATGGTATTTTAATAGGAAATTTTGTTAAAAAAATAAAAGTATGCTGACTGTTTTTATATATTTTTTTTAATATTTTTTTCCACCATTCCTCTTTCCAGAAAGCACATTCACTCATAGAATTACTAAAAATTCTGGCAGGTCTCTTAGGAAAAGGTTTATTGAAACTACTTTCAAGGAAAATAGGTTTAAAATTTTTTAAATGCTCTTCCAAAATCAAAAGTTGTGTATTATTTTCAAGTAGGTCTTGTTTATCCAAATACTCCCACTCTTTCTCATACATCTTTTTCCAAAATCTTCTTGCTAACTTTTTTGCATAGCAATACTCACAATTATTTAAACAACCCCAAACACAATTCCATACATAATCGCACCAGTCTATTTTAGTTCTACTTATCACCATCTTTTGTCTCCTTTTTTAGAAAGAATTTTTTTTACTTCATTAGCAATATATCTTGCTATTGGATAAGGAATTTTTGCCCTATAAGGTCTTGTTTTCCAACCATATCTTCTCCATATATCTGTCTCAGGGTATAACTCTTCTGGTATATGAATTTTTATATTTCCCCAGAGACATCTATACCCTCTTTTTGAAATTCTGAAAAAATCTATCGGTTCACCAAGCCCCTTTACTTTTCTATACCAACCTTTATCATAAAGGTTTTTTACATTCTCCATTAACCATATTTTTGGTTTCGCCTCTTTAATAACTCTTATAAATTCTTTTATTAGTTCTAATCCTTTCTCAACATTCCTTTCATTTTTAGTTCCTTTCCATATTTCTTTTACAACACTAAATTCATTGCAAGGCGGACTACCTATAATTAAATCATAATTATAAAAGTCCCTCCCTTGTATTTCTCTTATATCCTTTATAATTAGTTTCCCTGGATATTCTTTAAAATTAACTATATCAATACCAATTACTTCATCACCGTCTTCTACAAAAGGTATTGACCAACCACCCAACCCACAAAATAAATCAAGTATCTTCATTTTCCCTCTTTTTAAAATTTTCCAATAATTCAAGGTTATGTTCTGTTATATCTTTCTTTTTTAACTTTCCTGATAGATATTCAGGTAGTAATTTCACAATCGTTTCCAAAGTCCAAGTTAATTCTCCCTTATTAAGATAATTGCCTATTTTCTCTATATACTCTTTTGCTTTTTCTAAATCATCATTTGTTAATAGTAATATTTCCTTTGCAGGTCTGGAAAAACGAGGAAAATAGATTTTATTCCAGTTTTTGTCATCTATTGGAATGCCTTTAAACGATTTATAAAATTCTACTAAAAGTTGTATTTTTGTTTTCTTTTTTTCTTTTTTTTCTGATTTTTTTGCTAAAGAGTTACCACTACCAGTGGTAACTCTATTATTTTTATTCTTATTCTTTTTCTTTTTCTTCTTTCCTATTTCCTTTTCTTTTTCTTTTTCCTTTTCTTTTTCCTTTAGGGGTTTCCTATCAATAGGGTATTGATAGGGTATAGATAGGGTATTATAATATTCTAATAACTCTTTGATTAACGAGCAGTTAGAATTTAGTTGTGATAAATCATCTGCTATTTTCTTTAAAACCTTTTCAGATTTGTTCGGCTGGTATTTTAAAAAGTTTATTACCCATATAACCTCTCCATCTCTTTTTATTTTTCCATCTTCCTCAAATTTTTGTAGTCCTTTTTCAATTGTTTCTTCTGATAGTCCTGTTTCTACTTGTATAATCTTTTTTGAAATTACATATAAACCAGATTGGGTAGTGTGTGGATTGGTAAATAAATAAATAAAAAGTAATCTAAATTCAGGTGGAAGTTCTAAAATATATGGGTCATCCCAGAACTTAACTTTTATATACCGATATTCAGCCATTCTTTACCTTCCGTTTTCTTTAAATAAAAATACTTTATCCTTCAATTCCTTAAATGCTTTAATATAAGTTCTAACATCTATCTGAAACAATGGGTCGGGTTCTGTTGTTATAGGAAATTGGGAAATGAGAAAAGTAATATCATCAGAGTTTTCAAAACAGAAGTTTATGAGATTTTTATATTTTGGGTTTTTTTCTAATTCAGGTTCATACCCTTTTGCTTTGAGGAAACTTGCGAGCCATATATTTGTTGTTTTTATTTTATTTTGTTTTTCCATTTTTTCTCGCCCATTATACCATATTTTTATTTTTTTGTCAAATCTTTTTTGTAATCCTATAATCCTCCCAATTAACAAACTCTCTGAAATATCTCTGTGCTACTCCAAGAGGTGAGAGGTAAAACATCTGCTCAACCCATTTATCGTCGTGTCCATATCTTTCCCAGGCAAATTTACAAATCTGATAAATTACCTCTTTCGGTGCTTTGGATAGTGCTTTCATTTTTACCCTCATATTCATAAAATTTTTATTTTATGTTTGTCTTCTAACACCTGCATTGCTTTTCTCCAAAAGAAACCATCTATTAAAAACCCCTTTTCAAAATATTTATCAATTGCCTTCTGTATATATTTTTCCACATTATTTTTATTCAATTCTTCTTCTTTCTTAAATATGTTTTCTTTTTCTGTCATTTTTTCCTCCTTAATCTATTAAAATAGTCACCTCATATTCAAAATTCCTATCTTTCTTATGCAAAACCACACTTGTATTATATATAGTTAATAATTCTCCTTCTGGTTTTGTAATTTTCCAATCAGGTTCTCTATATGAAAAAATGGATTTTATCTTTGGTCTTTCACTTACTTTAAACCAAATTTCTCTTATTTTTCTTCCCTTGAAAAATAAATCTTCTTTTGGTTTTGGTTCATAACTCCTTTCGGCTACCAAAAGCCCACTATAACATTCTATTCCTTCTGGAGAAACGGGGTATTCTTTTTCAAATGCTGTCTTAATTTTTAAATATCTTTCAAAATACCTACTATGTTTAGGAAATATTTGATTTTCAACTTTCTTTATCCATTCTTGTATAGTATCTACTTTTTTCTTTATATATTCCATCCTTATCATTTCTCCCTCCTTTTATATCTTTGTATTTCAATTATTCCACCTTCTATTACTATCCATTCAGGATTTTTAAGTTTTTCTAAAAAGAAAGAACCCTTTACTTTTTTTCTCTTATTGTTTTTTATTCTTTCATATTCTTCCATAAAAGAAGTTATATCAAAACTCCTAAACCCCATTTGAAAAGGAATTGAGGATTTTATATGAGGATTGATTTCATAAAACGCTCCGCCTATCATCAATTTTCCTAAATCCTCTTTTGCCTTATATTTTTCTTCTAACAAATCTAACATCGCTTCTGGATTTTCAGTGGTATAACTTGCTCGTAAAATATAATTTCCACATCCCCGCTTAATTACCTCATCTCCTAAATCTGCTACTCTTCTTATTATCCCTTTTTCTCTTGCTTCCTCTAAAATATTGTGATTTATCCCTAAAATTCTTTCAAAAACAAAATAACCAAATAGTTCAGAAGATTTACCATTCCATTGAAACAAGTAAATCTTATCTCCAAACCTCATATTTTTTAAGTTTTGAAATGATATTCTTCTTGAAACTCCATATTTTTTTGCTTCTTCAATGAATTGTGAGGTTGAGTAATATTGCTTTCCTATGAAGTGTAGCCAGGTCATTTAATCCTCCTTTTTATTTGTTAATAAAACGCATATCCTTCTTCAATATCTCCTCCACCTATACACGCTTCACTGATTTTGTAAAGTGTATTTTTACAATTAGGACATTTGAGAATTCCGTATTTTAATTTTCCTGAAAGTTCTCCACGAAAAATTTTAAAGAGATGTCCGCAATATTTACACAAAATTGTTATTTTATCATTATAGTTGCTTTCAGTCATTTTTTATTCCTATCTCCCTTATTACATCCTTTTCATAAGTGAGGTAAAGATGGACTTCTCCTATATTTTTTGGATATATTCTAAAAATAAGCCGTCTAAATCCATTAAAATATTCCTCAAAAGTTTTTTGAAAAGTTGAAACATAAAAAGGAATGTAAATAACTCCTTCTTTTTGAGTAGGTGGAATAGCACATCTTGTAATAGAAGCAAAAAATATATCTCTTTTATCCCATTCAAAACTGAAAACAAGACAAATAGGAAGGGAGCAATAACATTCTATTTTGTCTATAACTTTATCTGATAAAACACCTTCACTGAATGTATTTATAAGCACAGATAACGGTTTTATAATGGGATATTCGGTAGCAAAGTCAATCGTTTCTTCTATTCCATTTGAAAGATTGAATATTTTTATTTCTTTTTGAACAACCCCTACCATTTTATCACATCCTTCTTATTAGAACCAATCAACTTCTTTAAAGTGTTTATACTCTGTTCCATCTAAAAGATAATGTTCATCTATCAATGAAAATACATTATTATTAAATTCAAAAATTTTTTCTTTTAACAATGGTAAAACCCCCCATTCTCGTTTCACATCAAAAGGAAATGCTACACACACTAAAAAGGATTTACTTTCTATCATCCAATCAATTATTTTTTTAAAGGGATGGGGTGTATCAGGAAATATTGTTTCAAATTTACCACTACAAGTGGCATATAGAAAGGAATATCTCCCTTTAATTTTTAGAAATTTCCTAAATGCCTCTTTCCTTGTCATTTTATTTAGTTGTTTGTCATTGTTTTGTTTTTTCATTTTTCTATATTATATCATATTTTCTCTTTTTTGTCAAGTTTATTTAATCACAATTTCTTTATTTTGTCAAGGTATTATTTAATCTATCCCTTGCCCTGTCTATTTTTTCATTTAATCGCACTTTTTCTTTTTTGTCAAGTTTTTTATGTAAAATGTTATGCTTTGTTATATATTCTAATCTACAACTATCGGAACAAAATCTTATATTTTTTACTTTTGCTTGCGACAGGTATCTTCTGAAAGGTTTTCCACAGTTAAGACAAATAAAAACAGGTTTTTTAATATTTTCTCGGCATTCATCGCAATACTTTCTTTGTGCTTTTATGGGCTTTCCGCAAATAATACACCTATATTTCTTCTCCCTCTTTTTCTTAATTCTCTCTCTTTTTGCTATCTGTTGAACCCGTTGTCTTGTTATCCCAAATTTTTCCCCGATTTCTTGGTATGTTTTTCCTTCTTTGATAAGTTGTATTATTTCTTTATTTCTTTTTTCTCTTTCCATCCCTTATTCCTCTTCTCTTTCTCTTTTGTATTCTCCTTTCCTTTCCCAATGTATCCCTAACTTCTGTGGTATCCCTAAATCTTCACGCCACCTGTTGTTGTAGCATAGTTGACATAGCCACCACACTTTGCCCTTCTTTCCCCATCTTGTATCGTATTTCTGCTCAACTGGATAAAGTTTAATATCTGGATTTCCACACAACATACATCTTTTATCTGCTGGTGGGACTAATCCTTTTGTCTCTGTCATTTCTATCACCCCTTTTTCTATATTATACATCTATATAATTACGCTCTTATTATATCACATTTTTACTTTTTTATCAAGTTTTTTTTCTTCTTTCTCTTTTTCGCTTCTGCTATTACCTCTTGCTCCCATTCCCACCTTTCAGGAGTATAGAATATACTACATCCGCATACACCTGTCTTTTTTATGGTTTCCAGACATTTTGGATTTTTAGGACATTCTCCCCGAGAGTGATTGCAGGGACATAACCAGTTGTGTCTTTCAAGTAAGTCAATGAATTTTTCTAACCCCGCTTCTCCCTTGTAAACCCAATGCAGTTTTAAATTATTCTTCTCTAAAAATTCTCTTACTTCTTTTTTCTTTGTCTCTCTATCCATTTTTTTCTCCTTTCTGCTTTACTTTTTGTAAATCTAATGCTTCTACTATATCAAAATCTATTCTTTCTATAAGTCCAGTGCTTAATTGTTTCACATCTATAAAAGACGCTCCTACAAAAATTACTTTATACTTCTCTTCTTTTATAAGAGGGGAAAATACAATATCACCCTCTTTAAAATAATATTTATCCTCCCATTGCTGTTTAGAAATAAATTTCCCCGTCTGATGGTCTCTATAAATATTAGCCATTTTTTCTCACCCCCTTTTTTTATCTTCCTTTAAAAACTTATTATACTTATCCTCTGTTATATTGTGTTCAGGATGAAGTATGCTTGTAGCCCCTATACCTATCTCTTTCGTATTTATTGAGAAAGCAAATTTTAAAACTATCCCTTCTTCGTCCAGAAAGAATGTTATTCCGTTGTTTCCATATTTTGCTATTTTCTCTATAACATTCATCATTTTTTTAAGTTCAGTTATAGTCAATGAAAATGTTGCTTTTACACCTTTAAAGGAGAGTTTATCATCTATGTTTTCTTTACTTGGGTAATATCTTAATCCCTTTCCATTTTCTTCCCATTTTTGTTTTATGTCTATTCTATTGAGATTTTTATCATATACAGAGATGATTATATTTTGATTGTCTTGGTGTATGTAAAGATGTTGGTAATCGTAATCTGTTTTCTTTGGTATATTCTTTAATGCTGTTCGGATTTTTTCAATATCAATCCATATAGGTAAAATTATATCTTCTTTGGGTTTTATATCTGATAATATTTGCTGTGGGATGTTTTGGTCTATTTTCATTTTTATTAAAACTCTTCCATCTGTAATGTAAAAAACTCCTTCTTCAATTAAAATACCCTGCCACCTCTTTTCATCACTCTTATCTAACAATTTTTCTACTTTTGCCTTATTCAAACTTATCCTTATAATTTTCATTTTTCCCTCCTTTCATTTATTTTGTTTATTATTCTCTCCTCTTTCAATTTTCTTATTTCTTAAACATATTTTACAACAATCCTCTACTGATAAAGCACTTGAAGATAGTAAACTTGTATTGTTTTTATCTATTTCATATTTCCCGCACAGAGAAATCCCATCTTTGAAATAGTGAAATCTATACAATTGTCTCCAATTCCCAGTTTTTCTGTTCTTTGCTACAAAATCCCAACCTTCTTTCCTTTCTTCTAATAATTTCTCTCCCATTTCTTATCACCTCCTTTCTGCTAAAACACCTATAACAAAATTTTTCCCTTTTAATTCTTTTACTTTCTTAATCAATTCCTTATTCCAAATATCTCCTTCCTTTACATAATTTCCTTTCTTTCTATCATATAAAACTTTTATGCCTGAAATATTTATTGTAGTATATCTTTCCATTTCAACCTCCTTTTTTATTTTTTTTATCTTCAATTTTACTTAATTTTTTTTTACAATGCGGACACTCAATTGTTAACCGTCCAGTAAGCAATAATCCAAATTGATGGTCTGTTATCTCAAACTTCTTTTTACAATGACCACATTTAACTTTTAACATTTTTCCCTCCTTTGTTTTTTAAAAATTATAAATACTCCGCCACTGCTTCTAAATCTTGTAATGTAATATCTAACTCATTTCCACATCCCGCACAATACAAAAAAGTTTTATCAACTTTGACTGTTTGAGGTTTTAATTTTACTTTTCCATCTTTAAATATAATATTATTTACAATCTCTCCTACCTCTACATACCTTAAAGTTTTTTTCAAATCACTTCCACAATATTTACATTTCATTTTTTATCACCCCTTTTTTATAGAGCATTTTTAATTATCCTTTTAAACTCCTTATAATAAGGAGAATATGACGGAGGTGAAAATAATCTTATAGCAAGTTCTATAAAAGCAAGTTTTGTTATGCCGTAATCTTCTGCCCAATAAGTTTCTTTTAATCTTAAAACAATTTCTTCAAAATCTTTTGAATTTTCCATTGTTTTAAATAGTTCTTTTAGTTGTTTTTTTTGCTGTTTTAAAAAAGTATCTTGTTTTACTTTCATTTTTTATTCCCTCCTTTTTAAATTGTTTTAACTATACTTTTAAATAATCTTTTACTCCCTTTTTCATTAACCAATACATAAACTTTCCTTTCCCATTTTAATACAATATAATCCTTTTCCTTTTTTAAAATTTCTCCTGAATTTAACATTGCCTTTATTATTTCAGTAGTTGTCTTCACCTTTGCGTAAATTGTGGGTGTAAAATAATGCCTTATTTTACCTACTGCCATTTT